ACTTACAACAACGCCAATTTTCATCCTTTCCCCCCACTTTTTCACCCTCCTTCCCCTCCCCTCATTCAACACTAACCCATCCCACTCGTTTCAACCCCTATAACATCTCCCCCTCGCTCATCTCGCTATTATCGCACTTGTTTCCACCGCCAACCGTCGAATTTCCACCCGGCTCCAGGGGCCGTGCTGGCGATTTAAGGCCGGTCTGATCCTCTGGGGGGTGTCTGGATACCCCCAAGGTGCTTCCGACGCGCCCTAGGCCAAGCCTGGCCCTGCCATGCCCCATTCCCTTCTCCTTGAAGATCAGGCTTAACACCCTCCACCCAGGTTCAAGGTGGGTCATCCGGTGGTAAAGCTCCTCCAGCCACACCTCGACCACCCGGTAGTTGTCGCTCTCAACCGCCAGTTCAAGTTGTTGGTCTTTTTTCTTCCTCATCCCCTCCTCCCATCCCGCCAGATACGCGCGGGAGCGGAAAAGATCGGCAGGCCGAGCGAAAGCACATGCCAATGCAAGGGAGGGTTGGGGGTAGGGGCCCCCACCCTCCCTTGCAGTGTGCATCGGCCTGCCTTTTCCGCTGTGCATTTGCAGCACGGTGCATCAGTGCTGCACTGACTGCAACCACTGATTGAAAAAATGTTGTAAAAAGAGTTTGACATTCGCATTATCTTCAGTAGGCTTCACCACTATGTTATCGAAGTCAATACCGAAATGCGCAGATACAATAACGACCATGCCGCCGTTGAGCCATTACCCAAACCGGGACATGGAACCGTTCGACATCAAGAAGTCACAGGTAGCCGCATGGCTCCTTTCCCACGACGACGTGGTGAACCATTTTGTCACCCAGATCATGCAACGCGGGATGATCGTGTATGACAAGGAAACCAAGCTGTGGCAGGGCAATCCCACATTTATCAAAGACCACAAAGAGAGAGCTTCACAGACGGTCATTGGGCGCCCTTCCATCATGTCCAACAAAGAGATCATCCGGGAGATGATCCTGCGGTGCCCGCTCTATCCGGCCCGGAGCACTGAGATTGTCCATTGGCTAGCCGCGGAACGCAAGCGCAGCGCACGCACCATCTGGACCTACTGGAGAAACATCCAAAAAGAACTCACGACCAAAAATGGAAAGTGGGTGCTTAAAACCGAGAACCAAGTGCAGCATGACATTGCAGTGGAAGGCCAAAATCAGCCGTCAAATTCATCAAATCACTGTCAAAAAGTCAGCAAACCAGATAGTGAAGCAGATAAGAGCACCAATTCTTCAGTTCACAATAACTTCAGTGCAGCAGGAGTTGCAGTACTGAAATGCAAGAATGATGAAGCTATAGAAAAAAAGACTTCAGTAGAGCCTAAACCCACTAACAAGCCACTTAATCCAACTACTTCAACCGAAGGGATGATCCCGCGCTTCCGCCCGGACGGAAGATTGACCTATGAGCCGGCCAAGCCACCTGTTCGTGACCCACTGGTAAATCCTGATGGAACTCCAAACATGGAAGCACTACTGGCCAAGATACGCCAGGACCGGGCTGCGGACGAGGCCAAGAAAAAGGCCGAGAAGGAGGCTTGGCTCCAAGAGCAAAGAGAGCAGGATCGGCGCTCGCTGGAGGCGGATCGGGCGGCCAGGGCCAATCCAAGACCTGCCGGCGCCCCGGCCTGCCGTTGCACGATCTGCCTGAATGAGTGGTGGCTGGCCCAGGACACGCCCGAGGACGCGGAGGGCCACGTCATCTGCCCGCACTGTGGAAACTCCACGGACGGGGCGGAGCCGTGTGTGGTCGTCGATGTGCCGCGGGTGGAGGTTGAGGAGGCGGCGCCGGAGGGCAGCCCGGAACACCAGAAGCTCGTCGGAGAACTGGCCGTCAAATGCACCTGCACCCCGAAGTCGGAGCGCCCGTGCGCCGGACTGTTGGCGGGCGGCCTGTGCGATGATCTGCATTTGGATGGACCTGAAGCGCGCGAGGAGGACGGCGAGCAACCATCTGTCCGATGAAATCCACTCAAACCATCACCGAGACACGAGAGGTTCACGTCTGCGACTTCTGCGGCGGGTCCGAGGACATGGCCTGCCAGCCAGCAACCTGCGTGGTGTGCGGCAGGGAATCCTGCTGCCAATGCCTGAATAAATCGCTCGTGAGCATTCAGCCAAGGCGCCCTGCCTACTGGGCCTCACAGGGGAATGCCCCGCACGCAGAGCAGTTATGGTCCTGCCCGGATTGCAACGACAGCCTGACACAGAAGGTCCGCGCTCTTAACCGGAAGGTGGATAGGGCTGGGAAATACATGTCCGAGTTCGTCCGCGACTACTGCGACTCGCTGGATAAGATCGAGCGGGAGGCGCAGAGACGGGAGCGGAGCAGGTCGGCTGGGGACACGGCGAAAGGAGCCGCACGATGAGCCATAAACCTTCACCCGCTCCAGCCAGACGGGAACCGTCGGGCAGGCTGGCTTCCACGGACGGACGTTGCCCGGTCTGTTCTAGCTACAAATACACAGACGCGCCAGGCGTGTGGAGGCGGGCAATATGCCTCGACTGCGAGCAAGTTTATATCCGGCTGACAGTGTGTGAGGCGTTCCTGCATCGGTCTAAAAATAGGGGGGGATCAAGCGGCCCCGCTGGATGGCGGCGGAGTAAGCCAAACGATAAAGCTCCCCCTGCCCGCTCCGGCGGAAACGGTGGAGCGGAAAGGAAACCATGAATGAACCAGTGACGACTGCGCGTGACGTAGAAGAGGGGAGGGGTCAATGAACCTGTATCTGACGATTAAGCTGAGGCACGGCGAGAACAACCAAAACGTATGAATGCACCAAAGACAATCGAGCAACGCAAACCCGCCGTTGCCTCCAGCGACTTGCTAGGAGAATCGGGCCAAACCAAATATGTGGTCGGCTTCATGTTCGATGTGGCCATGTCGAACGTCGCGTTAATCCGCAAAAACAAACCAGCGTGGCAAGCCGGGCTGCTCAACGGCATCGGCGGCAAGGTCGAAGCCGGCGAAGAAGCAATCAACGCCATGTGCCGAGAGTTCGGCGAAGAAGCCGGACTGTGGCCTTCCGACTGGACGCACTTCTGCTCAATGTCAGGAACAAATAACGACGGCGGAAGTTTTGAGGTCGAGTTCTTCTACACCATCGGCGAGCCGCACAAACTGACATCAATGGAGTCCGAACAAATCGAAGTGGTGTCATCGAAGGCGATAGCGGGCGGCGAAGAAAAGACCATCGGCAATCTGCCGTGGCTCGTCGCTCTCGCGCTGGACTTCGGTAAAGGCGTCCACCCACCAAGCAAGGTGAGCGCGCTCTATTCTCCTAACGGCCTGCATGAGCGACCCGGCGCGACAACCCGAAAGGATACCAATGCCAAGTGACTCTCAACAGCCTGACGCTCCGCCGGGTTCTGCTCCATGCAGTGGCTCGGCGGCGTCAAAGCTCTCCGACGACCAACTAGCAACCCGCCTGTGCGCGATGATGACGCAGGAGATGATGTATAAAGCTGACTGCTTCGACTACCTGTGCTGGCTCGAAGAAACCCACCAGCGCGAGAACGTGAAGGAAGCGCCATTCCTCGTGATGGCCAGCGACGGGACAACGTGCTGGGGCGACACATACCGCGATGCGGTTGATGCCGCCATGAAGAAAGATGGCCTAGATGCCTAACGCTCCGGATCAGACACCCCCCCCATGAAGACTCTTGAACTCGAACAAGGCGCAATGGCGGGGTTGTCTGCATCCGGTTGTTCGGTGGCCTCGTTGATGCAACCACGCTCAAGCACGCATGTCCCGGTGACATTTGGAGAACTATACGGCCCTCTGAACTGCAAACTGTGCAATGGCGAAGCGTGGACAATCTGGGTGACGCCGGAAGAAAAGGAGACGCACTCCTTTGAGCACATCCTCCGCTATAACGGCGAAGTCCGATGCGACAAGTGTGGTCCACCGAACGACCAAGCTCTGCCATGAGTGCCGCGACCCAAGACGTTCAATCGACAGTGATGCCCGACGCGGCACTCATTGGCAGCAGCGCATGGTTGGGCCACGTCGTGTTGTTTGTGATGAAAGACTCTCTCTACAAGTCGCTAGGCTGCGACTGCTACGATGCAGAGCGTGACGCGATGACCTACACCGGCAACGCGCCGGTCGTGGCGCATCCTCCCTGCCAACTGTGGGGAAAGATGGCGAAGATAAACTACCTGCGATGGGGCGGCGAACACAACAAGCCGGGCAACGATGGCGGATGCTTCCGCTTCGCGCTTGATACCGTGAACCGCTGCGGCGGTGTGCTGGAACATCCAGCAGAAACCTACGCATGGCCAGCGCACGGCCTGCCGCGTCCGGCAACTGGATGAACGCGATGGAAGCAAGGATTGGTCTGCGAAGTCTGGCAATCGGCCTACGGCCATCGAGCGAACAAGCGGACGTGGCTCTACTGCTCCGGCACGGATGCGCCACTTCAACCTCGATGGGAGCGGCCAACCGGCTCGCACCAAGTCGGCTTCCACGACCAGCGCGGAAAGGCCGCAAACAAACCGACACTCTCAAAGCGTGAGGCAAACGCCACACCTCCCGCGTTTGCGCACTACCTGCTCGAATTGGCTGCGACGTGCGCCAAGTGGCCCAACTAGGATTCGGCAACTTTAGCTCGTATATTGAAACGACCCCGCGCAAGTCGTTTCATACGCAATCAAACCTCCACTGGAATACGGCTCCACTGATTCCGGCAGCGTCGCCGGACCATCCCCTTCTTGGACAGTTGGGCGAGCGCGGCGTAGAACCCCAGCTTGATCCGGCGCTCCTCCAAGGGGAACATGCGGATCGCCCGGTTCTTGATCTCTCGGGCCGTGAACTCATCCTGGCCATGAGCGTCCAGCGCCTTGATCACCATCCCGGCCACGGTCTGGTCGTGAAGCTGCCCGCCCACCAGCGCCACCTTGGACTCGTCTTTCATCAACAGCAGTTCCTCCAGCAGCACGGTCTTCCGGTTGATCTCCAAGTCAAGGGATTCCCTTTGCATTTTGAGGAGGACCAGCTTCTCCTTGGCCTCGTGGACCAGCCGGTCGCGCTCAGATGGAGTGCGGGCGGAATGGGAGGGCCGGTTGTCCGGGGAGGTTATCCAGTTTGACATCGTTGAATGGCGGGAGCGGAAATTGACGAGTTCACACCGTCATACGGCGGAGTGGGCTTTCTTCCATTTGTTAATCGTCGCTGTGATTTGCTCGTTACCTCACAGTTCATCCGGTCGCTATCCGGACTCATTGGCTCCGGCACCGCGCGGACGGCCCGGTTGAAGTGGAGGGCTGAACCGAAGCCAGGCGAACGCCCTCTGGCATTGGGCGCACCGCATTTCCAGCGTGTCATCGGCGTGGACCAGGACGTGCGTGGCCGCGTCCGGGTGGCAGCGGGAGGCCAGCCGGGCGCAGTCTGGCCGGAGGGGTAGCAGGTGATGTTGTGGTTTCATTGCTCAAGTTTCCAGCGATAAAAACCGCAGCGGTTGGTCAGGTCGTCGAACAGCATGGCCTCCCGGTCCTGCCAGTCCGTCAAGTTGGTGGAGAACTGGAGTACAAACCTCCCGACCCGAGCGACCGGTGCGGTGATCCGGGCGGCGCCATTCGTGGAGTTGACAAGGCCGGACACCCGGAACATGACCGACCGGATGTTCTCCTCGTCCGGGGGCGGGCGGGGCGGTATCTGGGCCGCGTCGTAAATGCAGTAGGTGATGGTGACGACCACGGCCAGGGCGACGACCACGATGCAGGCGACGACGAACCAGCCACCGCGGCGTTTGTTGGGATGGAGATGGATATTCATGGGCCTCTCAATCTCTGCCACGAGGCGGGGCAGCAGTACTGTTCCAAAGCCTTCTTGTGTCCGTCACACCAGTAAGTGGTGTGTCCGTTGCTGGTGCTGAACCAAGCCGGGCTCTCCTGGCACTCATAACCCCGGAACGAGAAGCAGCAGCGGTTGGGATCGCAGGGTTTTCTTTTGCGGCTGTGGGATGCCATGTCAGTGGCAGGTTTCGAGGTGGATGGCGATGGCCTTCAGGATGTAGGAGAGGGAGACGAGGGAGCCGGCGGCCATCGTGTAGGCCAGGTATTTGACGATGGTGTAGCGCCGCTGCCAGTTGATGATTTTTTGCGTCATGGGGTAATCACGCTGATGGTTTTTCGTTTGTCAAGCCGGAGGAGCGGGCGGCTGAAATCGCGCGCATCACCCTTCTCACCTTGCCAAGCTGCACGTTCATTTGGACTTCACAAAAAGGCTGGTCGAGAGCGTCATCCACGAAGTCGGAGAAAATTGCCCCTGCCGCGTCTTTCAACTCCGCCAACGCCTCCTCTGCCTCCTCCGCCCGCGCTTTCTCGGCGGAAAGCTCCTGCTCCAGCCGGCGGGAAAGCGCGATGATCTTATCGAAGTAACCCTTCAACATATTTTCTGCGTCATCAATGCACACGGTCGTTCCGGCATTCTCCAGCGCTTGGACCTGCGCCTGTATTTCGGAGACACACTGATCGGTTTGTGGTGTGTTCATTCCGCGCCTTTCTCAAAGAGCCGGCGGGCGAACAGGCAGATGGCGAGTGGAAGCGTATCCCCATCCACGCTAATGCCGTTGGCCACGTCTGACTCGCATACAATAAAATTGCCAGTCAGACGCTCATAGCCAATGGCGATATAGCGATCATCATCATGCAGCTTGCTCATTCGCTCTGCGCACTTCTCCAGCACATGCAGGGCCTCGCTGCGGTTTTCGGTCGGCGCATAGCGGCACAGCACGCTGTTGCCCGGCGTCCCGTGCTTGTAGTCAATCCCATCATCGTAAACCCACTCCGGCTCCGGCCATTTGTTGATATTCACGGCGATCCATCGGTCTAGTTGTATGTGTTGTTCTATTTTCATATTACGGTCTAAGTATTAAAAAAAATCCAGTTGGATTGGTTGCTGACAACAGGGTTATCCTGTCCGTCCCGGCGTTGGTCGTCCGGGAAATGATTTCACTCCCAGCGGCAGTTCGGCGCACAGCGGTTGTGACCTTCAGAACCGCGGTGTCCGGAGACGCGGGATCAGGCCAGGCCAGGACCGCCAGCCGGTTCGTCTCCTCGCCTCCCTCCGTGCTGGCCGAGAACCACTGGAGACGGCCTACTGTGAGCATGATTGGACATGAATTACTTTCCACGCACTGGCCGTTGATGAAAGCCGGAGCCGCCTGCTGGCTCCATCGTAACTCGGCGGGCACCAGCGTCTCCTGGATGATGTTGGTCCAGGGCCGCAATGGAAGCAGACCGGATCGCGGGACGGAACGCGCAGGCAGCGGAGGGGAAGCGGGATGACCAACAGGATGGTGGCACGCCGTTAGAAGCAAGAGGCATGGCCAAAGGATGTGGCGGGAAACAATCTTGTGCATGGCGTACTCGGTTTAGGATTGCGCATTGTTCGGCAAAAACTCGTAGCACCACGTTCCATCATTCCACGGGCCGGGCGTGAAAGATTTGACTGACCATCCGAGTTCGGATGCGAATGATTTCGCGAGTGCATCATGTTCGCCATAGGGTTGCGCTATGAGTGCGCGTGTTTTACCGCGCTTTACGCTGCCCCAATGGTCAAACAGTTCGTGCGGAAGGTGTGCCTCGGCATGGTTGTTGACTGGCCATCCTGGATAGGCACGCCAGTTGTCTTTTTTTATCGCATCCAGTCGGATAGATTTTCTCGCCCACATTGGAAGATGGTGAGGTTTCCAGCTTCTATCCCATGCCGTCATTGAGTCATGTGGGTTTTTTGCCAAACCATGCGCTGCTGCCGACATGGCGGGGCGATTCAGTTCACTTTGCATTTGGAGTCCTTTCCGCCCCGCCATGTGGCAGAGCTTGGGTCGTTGTGTCCGCGTAGCTTCAGCATCGTGCTGCGAACATCATCGGCTCTTCCTGGAAAAGCGCCCACCGCAGCATTGAGCGGCAATCCGGCGCGCATGTCTTCATCATGCCATGAGAGCACTCCTCCAACTTCACGGATCATCTCGGAAATACGCACGCGGTCCACGTCCTGCGGAACGATGAGCAAGTCAATCCATTCGATTCTTTCAGCTTGCGCCGCGCCGCCGGGGGCAAGAGTGGAGTGTGCCCCACTACTCTCTTCGTCCCCCGGACGGAGCGGCGCGGTCTGATTCACCCCGGCCAAGAAACACGGCGCGTTTGCCAGGGGGAGTTTGAAGTCTCCAGCGGTGCTGTCAGAGGGCGCCGGGCAGGCCGCGGAGATGGGTTCAGCAGGAGAATTATGGTCGCACATACTACTGGCTCCTTCCGTCCAGCCGATTCATCTCTTGGAGCAGGGCTTCAACATCCCTAAGCTCGGAGCGGGCTCTTTCGATGCACTTGCCCAAGCAGATGTATGCCGGGCCGTCCACGTAGTCGTTGAAGCAGTTGTTGCGCACGATCCACAGCCGGGATTCGATCTGCTCGCGCAGCGCGTTGATGGAGCCGATGAGTTTGATTTGTTCTAGGTCTAGCATAATTCGTCGGTTAATGGATAGACGTGGCGCACGGTCAGTCATCCTTGCACCCCCGCGCAACCGGCATGGCCGCGTTGAGCGGGGTATAGAGTTTGGTCGCCGGGTCTTGTCGGAACATCTTTCCGAGCGCGCCCTGGCCCTGGCCCCACAGCTTCCAGACGGTGCGGATGCCCCGCTTCATATCCTTGGACGCCCGGTGGACGACTTGGGTGGCCGTCAGGTTCTCTCCGATCAGCCGCTTGGCGAACGCGGCGCACGCACCCTCCTCCTCCTCCTCTTTCTCTGGGGGTTGCGGAATCTGTTTCCAGTGAATGTGCTCCGCCGAGTGGGCGAGCAGCAGTTCGTTCGTGACCGTTCCGTCGTCGGCTTTCGCCCCCGCCCGCCAGCCGCGCTTGGCGAAAATACACTTGAACTCGTCCTCGGCGGTGCGGACCACGCAGATGATGGCCCGAGCCCAATTGGAGAACTCGGAACTCCCCATCCCCATGTAGGCGTAATCTCCCGAGGCCCAGCCCTTGGTGGTCTTGGCCGCGTCCTTCATCGGCTTGCCCGTGTGGTGGAGGAAGATGAATGTGACCCCGGTGCGCTCGGCAATTGGATTGATCAACTCTCGGCAGAACTTCGTAGCCGCCTGCTGGTTGTTGATGTCATCCCCGTAGTAGGACATGAGCGGGTCGCCCCAGCACAGGTCCGGCTTGTAAAAAGAGATCAACTCCCTGATGAAAACGGCGAACGCCTCTCCCACATGAGTCTGGTCCCGGACGATGAACAGGTTTGCGTCCAGCATCCTCATAATCTCTTCGTTGGCCGCCAAGTCATCCCGGATCAGTCCTCCCCCAAGAAGGATGCCTTGGATCATCTCAGCTATGTCCCCGGTATCATTTTCCGCCTGGATGAACACGCTCCGCAGCGGTCGCGCCGGCTTTATCCCGTAAAACGACATGCCCAATGCCCAGAAGACGGCCATTTGCAGGGCCAGTGATGACTTTCCAACATGGGTTGGCCCGACGATCAGACATGATCCGCCCTGGCACAGCCATCGGTCGCCTAGTAAGTTGGTTGGGTCTTCATTTTTTACATGATTCATAAGTTCTTCGATTGTTATACGTTTACTGCACTCCGGGATCGCACGGTCGATCATCCGCTTGACCTCTCGCAAAGAGGCGAGTTTGGCCAAATCGTTGAAGTCCGAGCCTGTGTTCGGCTCCTTAAAATCGTGATAGGCCACGGTTGCGCCCGCCGCCCGCGCTGCCTTATCCGCCGCGTCTTTGCCTGGATTGAGCAGCTTTCCGCTTGGGTCTTTGCGGAGTTTCCCATCTTTGTCCCACTTGTCGCAATCGGCGGCGATGACGATCCGGCGATCCGGGTAGGCGGTTCGGGCGGCCACGGCGGCGGCCTCCAATCCATGCGAGTCCATCGCGCAGGTTACGGAGTATCCTGTGGCCTCGTGCAATGTGGCTCCCGTTGCGTAGCCTTCCGCGATGATGAGCGGTCCCATCTCCGCCTTGGCGATGGAGAACATGCAGCCGCGCTTGCGTCCGCCTGACATGTAGCGTTTTTCCCCATCTGGTGAAATGGTCTGGACAGACCAGACATCACCATGCTCGTCCCGGAGGGGGATGACCAGGTTTCCGCGCTCATCCACCTTGATGTCTCCGTGTGCTTTTACCCCCTTGCGCCGCAGATACGGATGATCGCCTGTAGCGCCGGGGAGCCGCTCGAACAATTCCTTCGCCGTCTCCTGGGCCAGCGCGTGCATGGCCGCCTGTTTCTCGTCGGCCATGCGCCGGGCCTCCGCGCAGAGGCGGGAGAACGCAGACATCTCCTCGCGGGACATCTCGTTCTTGGACTTGGAACACCAAGTCTGGCTGATCGACCGCTTCCAGCATCCAAACGCTCCGGATGGAATTCCGTCTGGATGCAGTAGATACCAGCTATTCCGCTCTTCGTCGCCGTTATTGGAGAATCGGTGAATGGTCCCGTCCGCGTGGATCGGGCCGTCATACTCCAAGCCAGAGGCATGGAGTGCTTGGCGGAAGCTGGAGATAATGTCAGTCATACCGGAAGCGGGTCAAAACGGAATGTCCGAATCATCTCCGGCTGGAGGCGGAGACGCCGCCTGTCCAGCGCTTGCCTCCGGATTGGAGGCTTGTGATTCCTTGGGGGCCGCATCTGACTTTCCGCCCAAGAACGAAAACCCTTCCAACACCACACCAAGCTTGCTCCGCTTTTCCTTTGTATTCTTGTCCTCCCACTGATCCAGCTTGAGCCGGCCCTCCACCAGAATTGGATTCCCCTTCTTGAACCATTGCGCCACGGTTTCCGCCTGCTTACCAAACGAGTCGATGTCCACAAAGGTCACGTCCTCCTTCTGTTCTCCAGCCTCGTTCTTCCACTTGCGGTTGACCGCGATGGAGAATTTGCAGACCGCCGTTCCCTTGGGAGTGTAGCGGACCTCCGGGTCGCGGCACAGATTTCCGGCTAAAATTACTTTATTGAATGATGCCATAAGTGTAGTTTGTGATAGAAAATCCACCCAGTCTGCCCGCGACGGTGACGGGCCGTGGCTCTCCGGCGGGGCCGAAGATGGGCGGGATCGCCACGGGCAGACTGGATGGATCAATGTTCATGCTTACCACGGTTTTACCGGCCCCGTCACGGGCCGCAGTCCCGCGCCGCTCGCGGGAGATTTCCGGCCAACATCGGCTGGCCGGAAAAAATGTCAACTCGGTTTCTTCCAGTACGGGTTTGCCTGCTGTCGATCCAGCGCCCTGGCGTGCGCCAAGTCTTCCTGTCGCTTGGCCTCCGCGAGCACGGCGCGCTCCATTGGGGTTTCCAGCGCGGGTTCGGCGGGCATGATCGGCGCCGGTTGCTGGCGTCGCACGTCTGACAGGTAGCGGCGGTAGTCCGCCTGCCATTTAGAGATGGATTTCAGTGTGTTGACGGGCATGATGGATATTGCGCTAAATGCTCCCGAAAAAGCACTGAAACAGTCTGGCCGCATGGCGGGCACTCTTGATCTCCGCGGAACCGGATTCTCCTGTGAGACGGTCTTTTACTGTCACTTCCATCCGATGAAACTTTTCTATTCTAGGCTCCCGTTCCGTAGGCTGGCTGGCCAGACGTTTCCGCTCCTTGGCGGCCCGCATTAGGGAGAATCTTTTCCGGCGAATCTGTCCAAGTGTCCTGTTCATGGTGTACGCAGTGCGGCCTGTTCTTTGTTAGACGACAGCGTTTCATCTATGAGCAGCATCGCAGAACTGCCGCGATTGATTGGCGTGCCAGCGAAGTCTCCTTCTCGGAGTTTCTCCAGTGTATCGAGCATTCGCTTGCAGCAGCCGTGGCACGTCCATCGCGGTGCTCCGGGTTCTCCTAGGTTTAAGAGGTTTACGTTTGTCCAGTTGCACAGGCAGCAGGTCGCCGAACTATGCACTTCAGCGAACGGCAGCCACGCTTTACGTTCAGAGATCATCGTGATTTTTTCCTTTCTTTTGCGCTCGCGGCGGCGCTGTCGGCTGCCGTCGCTGAGCTTGGGCGGCCGACCAACCGAGTTCGCGCACGCGCAGGATGTGTTCGTTTGTCTCTTGGCGTGAGTTGTAGTTGGTTGAACCCATCGCTGGAGGCAGTAGTGCCCCCGCTTTGGCTTCGTCGGACGGTTTCGGTGATTCGGTTGTCATGGTCGTTCGGAATAAAGTCTCCGGTGTTCCTGAGTATTGCGCCGCCGTGGCGGCGGCACTTCACCTGCGAAGGTTTTGCCGAGCACCGACACGGCACGCTCGTAAGCAGACCGTTGTTTTGCAGTCCATTTGTGCTTGTGACCGGCCAGCGCGAGCGCGAGCGCGTCGAGAGCCGTTGAGAGTTTCAGTCCGTCTTTTTGTGTTATTTTTGATTTCATACCGTAGTCCTAACCGTCGGTGCAGGCGAGCCTACGCGGGTCGCTTCAACGAGCACTCGAATAGATGATGGGTGAATCCACCCATTGCTTCCATCCACATACTCCACTTCCACTGGACAATTCTCAGGTGTTCCGCCTCCGGTGCTAGACTGGTTTCCGGTCAACCTGAAATAGCGGGGTTTCTTATGGTGCATCAGTTTCTGCCCGTCTCCATCCACCGCATATAGGAGCGGGCGCGGATCGTCTTTCAGCCAACTCATGGAGTCACCTCCAGCGGGTTGAGCGGGCACGGGCCGAACGGATCGACCGGGCCGCTTGAGGAGGTCTGGTTCATTATGCACCCACATGGACAATCTCCCATATCATCCATGTATGCGTGTTTTCCGAAATGCTCAGGATCAATTTTTGGCGCAACACACCAAGTTCTGTTTTCAATCCACAGGCTCCAGCCGTCACGAAGTCTTGGGTTGGGAATCTGCTCTGAGGTTCCAATCTCAATCTTTCCGTAGGGAGCTTGCGGATTTTGGCCTGATAATGGATAAAGTTCTACGCTCGGCTCCGGAGGGCTTACAGCAGTGACCGTGGCGCGCTCTGCTCCAAAATCCAGATGGAACTGGCCTACCGCGGCCTCGGCTAGCATCTGCCAAGTGATGAGTTTGGCGCGATCCCACGGCTGCCACGCTTTCTTGAGCAGAAATCCGGAGGTGGTGAATTTGGAGTCCCACTCCGCGCCCAACGCCGAGAACCGGCGGCGGCCCGGATCGCTGTCAATCAGGGCGTCGAAAGGTATAACCCTTTCGTCCTGACACTTCTTGGTGTGAACATGGATGCCATCGCATTGCTGCCCGATCACACTGACCGCCCCGGCAGGGTAGTCGATTTCCATGCGTCCGAATACGGTGCGGTTGCGTTTCTGGTCAGCCATTGGACGCCTCCTTTTCAAATTCCTTGTCCGCTCGCTTCTGCGCGGCCCGATCTGTGTAGCCCTCCGGGTAGCGCGTGTTGAGCTTGGCTATATTCATCCGAAGCGTATAGTCTCGTTCGATCCCCAGCGCATCTCGCAGGCCGCGCGTGTAGAATTCGAGATCGCCCAATTCTTCTTCGATGTTGGTGACATCGAGCGGCTTGTTGTAGATGCAGTGCTTCTTTACTGTGTCCAGCAATTCCCCGGCCTCTCCCATGATCCCGACGATCATGTGCATGAGATGGGCCTTGCCTGGATCACGCAGAAAATCCTGCGCGATCTCCGGTCCCGGTTTGGCCAGCCGTTTTACCAGCAGGTGATGTTCTTGTTCGATGGTTGGTGTAGTGTTTGGTGGTGTGTTCATAGGTGTTCTGGACTGTCGCGCGGCCCAGCGCAGGCCGCGGGTTCGGAAAAAGTTTTTCTGGGTTGAGATCACAGCAGCGCCTTGAACTGTTCCATTGTTGTAATGACGTGTACGGTGTGCCCCAGCATCTCCATCTCCTTGGCCCAAGCCCGCTGTTCGGCGGTGGGCTTCTCACCGGGCCGCTTGCACTCCACGCACAAGGTCCGGTTTCCGGGCATGAAGATCGTGAAGTCCTGCGCCCCCTCTTGGATGGTGGATTTCTGGTCCATCCTGGCGTGAATGTATTTCCATCTCGGCCACTGTTGGTTGCAGTGTCTGATGATGTCCTCGTGGAGATGCCGCTCCAGCAGCGCCTTGGGTGACGGATTTGGCGGAAGATCGTCGATACCGTGACGCGGCGCGGTCATCGGAGACAGTGTTCCGCCTTTGAGCCTGGCCCTGTCCGTGCGCTCTTTCATAGCTATGTAGTCGGAGGTGGTGAATGGAGGAGTCATGTGATCAGGTCTTGTGCGTCATTGCCTAAAACTCTGAATCTTTGCCCGCTGTATCGTATAATGACCGGCTGAGATCGGTCGATCATTTCCTTGATCTCCGCTTCCGTCACGACATCGGTGTCAACGGCGAGCACGCGCGCGTGGATGGCCTTTTCGTTCGAGTGATGAGTGCCGGCCCAATCTTTTAACCCCTCGCAGCCCAAGCCTTCAGTTGAAACTTCCGATGTTGCTTTCGGTTTGCCAATCGCTTTGGCCAAACCATCCAAGAACACGCCTCCGGTCGATTCAATCTCGCGGTTCTCGATCTTGGACTGCATGGCTTCCTGTTGGGTTTTTTCCAGCAACAGCGCCTTGATCAGCACCGCATAGTTCACGATGTCATCGCACGCATCGCACGCCGACTCCGGCACCTTGAGCGTGCAGGAATTGTCGAAGGTGCGGATGCGCTGAATTTTGTCCATGACCCGCAGGAGCACTCCTTGGATCGGGGTTAATCCGATGGCAGTGGCCATGCGAAAGTTGGCCAGCGCATCAGCGGACCCGGCGCAATAGTCGTGGTTCTTGGCCTCCATCACCTTCGCGCAATGGGTGAAGGTTTCGCTCTGGATGGATTTCAGTTTGTCGGATGTGGTGATCATTTTCTTTTGAAAATGGAAGCTAGTTCTTTTGGGGTTGGGTAGCATAGGCTCCCCAGGCTTAGCAGGTGAATCTTTTTTCGACCGCGGATATGGTGAGCCTTCTGTTTGATTGTGGTGAATATATCCGGCAGCACGGCCAAAGCCCGTCCTGGCCGTCCAGCGCAAATTCGGCCCACGGATTTCTCAAACCATCTATGGCTTGGTGTCACGCGGACATTTTTCCATGTCGCTCCGTGGTCTTCCGTCCTTCGGTATGTGCCTCCGGCCAGATGATCTTCCGGTTCCAGAAGTATATGCCCTAACTCCGGTTTGATAATCAGGGTTGAATTCACGCCTTGGCCCCTCCCTCTTTCAGCCAGCGGTAGAGCGCGGCGGTGGCCCGCACGTCCGCCATTGCATCGTGCGCCCCGTCGAATTCAGCGCCAAATGCGTGTTTGTGCGCCTCTTGGAGCTTTGGCCACTTGTAGTCATTGTGTTGTCCGGGCAGTTTGCAGATGGGGGTCATCGCCTTCATCACGCAGAACTGACCCTTCTGGAGCAGTCCCGCGAAGTTGCTGTAGCCCGTGCGGGAAAGCTCTCCGGTGATGAGTGCCACATCGAATTCGATGTTGAACGCCACTTTCTCGCTGGCGACAGACGCCAGCTTTACAAAGGCGCCCAGCGCGTGATAGAGGTTGACCCCAATCCGGCTGGCGGTATCGGTGTCGATCCCGTGAATCTCCGCCGCCTCGTCCGGGATGGTGAACGCGCCGGGCTTGATGATGAAGTTCATGGCTTGGACCTCCATCCATTTTTCATCCAGTAGCATGGCGGCCAGTTGGACAACCCTTGGTTGCGTAATGTGATCGGGCGGGAGTTTGAAGTCGAGCTTGCCCGTCGTCTCCGTGTCGAAGATGAGTGAGTAGTTCACAGCATTCCTTTCTCGCGCTTGCGCCAATCTGGGAGGACTAGCGGCATTGGGTCTTCTGCGTAACCTGGGAAGGTGTTGTGCATGATGCAGTCGGCCCACAACTCCAGAAGGCGGCGGCGCATTTCTGCCCCGTCATTTATCCACTCTGGTTCCGGGTGAAACACCACTACGTCGTAGGGGGCTTCGCTCTCTACGCAGATGATGGGCCATTGCGACCGGGTATCCGTTGGTCCGTTCAGCGTATTCCAGCCGATTAGATAGTGCGCGGCCTGGATGTGGTAGAAGAGGTCAAATGCGGTTTTGGACCAGAATTTCGGGTTGGCATCCCGCGAGGTTTTGATGTCCGGAAGGTCTGTGGACGGCGCGGGCGGAACCCAGTCAGCGCGGGCCTTGCAATACAGCCCGGTCTGCCTGTCCTGCCAGACGAGCGTGAGTTCGCTTCTGCCGTCCCGCATCTCGAAGAAGCGCCGGGCCGTCTTGTGCCGGGCTATCGCGCGGGCCATCCCGTGCATGGCCTCGTACGCGCGCTCGCTCAACACAAGCTTGCCCGCAGCCTTTTGCTCGGCAATCCATTGTTTGCAATAGGTCGCGTTTCCAGACCAGTCGATCATGTCCCCGGCGGCGACCTTCTTTTGTTTGACCAACGAGCAATCGGCTGGGGCTGGATATTGCTTGGGTGGAACGGCCATTGCTGGCAATGGACGATCCGGTTCCAGCACAAGCTGGTGAACGCAGGTGCCGATGATGAAGTATTCGGGCACTTCTTCCTCTTCCGGTTCGGTCAGCGAGTGCTGGGTTTTCAACGGGTTGGTATCGGCCAGCCGCTTTAGCAGGCTGGCGTTTACCGCCGGAAACTTGGCGTAGTCCGCGAATGGCCAGCCCGCGTGGGCACCTACGTATTGATTCAGATTGCTGGTGTCGAAGTCCATTATGCGATCTCCTCCGTGTTCAGCAATACTTCTCCCGGAAGCGCCTTTGCACGATCTAGCGCGAGCACATCTTGAGTGCATGTTTTTGGAGCAAACTCCGCGCGCACATAGTAGGCCGGATGCTTCTTGGATGTAACCCGTTTATGGGAGCCGGTCAGCTTCTTCTCGGAACCATATAGAATGATGACGCGCATATCAGGCAGGAGAGATGACCGACATAATCTTCATCACCAGCGTCTTCCCCTTGATAGGTGGACGCGAGAGCACGTCTTTGCAATGTTCTGTGGGGAGTTCAGTCCATGTCTTGGCCTCTTTGATCTGGTTGAAGACAGCGAAATCAGTGGTCTGGAAGTAGCCCTTGTAGTCGTCGAAGTCACACCTCTCAAAGACGGCGGCCAACTCTTCTTGCGGGGACGAGGCTGGCTCTTCTGGCGGCGTTGGAGTGGATGAGACAGGCTGGGATGGCGCAGCCTGTTCATGTTCCGAAGGCGCTTCAGGGGCGGGTGCAGGCGCTGCCACCGCAGGCGTGGGCGCAGGCTCTGGCTTGCGATTGGCAGGACGGCCCATTGGACGAGCGAGAGGCGGGGACGCCACGGGAACGGGCGTGGGAGTGACGGGTGCTGGTTGCGGTTTGGTAGCAGGCATGGGCACCACTTTTGGTTGCGGTGCAACTGGAGGCGGAGGAGGCGTGCTAGGCGGAGGTGCGGCAGGCGCATATCCGACTTCCGGGCTGACCGCCACTTCCACCATTGGAACTTGATCATCTTCCGGGTTCCCAGCAGGGTTGAGCACGGCTGAATCAACGGTCGCCTGTTTGATCTGATGGACCCCATTTGTGTTGTCGATATACTCAGGAGGGGCATCAATGTCGGCGACCGCCGCGTTGTCCATGCGAACCGCGGTCTGCAACTGGACGGACATGATCCCCCAATGGGTGATCCCGGATTTGATGACCGTCTTGAGCGCCATCTGGTCAAAGGCGGTGAACCACGGGGAGTCGGCCTTGGACGGATTCTGTTTTCCGTAGCGGTAGGCTTGGGAATACTTGGCCGCGTGCTGCTCCACCTTTTCCTTCGTCCAATAGACGATCTTGGTGAATCCGGTCACAAGCGTCCAGGCAAACGCATAGCCCACGATTTCCTCGGTTTCATCCAGCTTGTCCCAGAGGATGACGGGGTCGCCCACTTCGTCGTATCCGCCAAAGGCGTCGCGATTGACGCAAAAAGCGTTCATCTTCTTGTACTGGCCGGAACGGAGGGCCAGTTGCACCAGCCCTTTGGCCCCGATCTGGAATTGGGCCTTGCTCCCGTAGGGAACGATGTGGGCAAAGCCGAGCGATTTCTCGATAGGGAGGTCCAGCGTGGCCGCGATCATGGCCGATCCCAGGATGGAGTGCGGCTCCACATTCTGGAACTTGTAGTCGTTGGAGATCGTGATCAGCGACGAGCAGAAGGCGGGCGCTTTATCGCGCAGCACTTCCCTCATGCGATTTTGCACGTTGGGATCGTTGAGTGTGGCGCGCAGTCCGGCGACCCCCATCTGGGAGCCTCCACGGACAAGAGATGTCGAGGTTGGATTCATTGTTTATTTGTCGTGTGGTGTTTGGAACAGCCTTGCGCACACAGCGGCAGCGACCGCCACGAGCGCGCAAGAAATGGGTGATGCCTTTTTCAGTTGGGCCAGATCGCAGATGGAGACAATCATACAGATCGAAGCCATGCCGGCGAAAACAGCGGTGTAGATTCTACTCATGCTTTTCGTCCGTTGGTGGTGCGCTTCAGCTCTTTTTTCAGGGCGCGCTCAGCGAAGGCGTCCTGCGTCTCATTGCGTAGAAACGCGCGCAACGCCACGTCTCGGGCCGTCTGGCGCTGGATGCGCCGGTTGAATTGAACTCGATCTATTTCAGACATCGTGGTGCTATAATGCTATGCGCGTAGCAGAGTGCAACAAAAATTTTGCAGGCGCCCGCAGTTTGTATCCAGAGTTATACATAGTATCAGTATAACTAATACTAATATCATGAAATCAGACATCGAATGCAGATGGGAAATCTTGATTACAGCCGCCTGCGCTTGGCAATTACGCGCTCACGCCGCGAGTCCTCTAGGTCCACAATCTCGTAGGCGGTCGCGTAGTCGGGGGGCCATTGCGCGGATGGTGCTGGCGGATGGTTTGAGTCCAGCCCTCCAGTAGCCGCGCATCCTGCCCCCGGTGTAGATGACGATGCACATGGTCAGCGGTAGGTAAGAACGGGCAGTCCTGGATTTTGCTTGGTGGCGCTCCGCTTGCAATTCCACTTCCAACGCGAGGACTCTCCCCAGATGGATACGATCTGTCCGTTAGCCGCGATACGGCGCCATCGCCAGCGATTGGAGATGTCCTTGAAGAGTTCGACTCTGCCTTTTGTCTCGGGTGCAACCACTGTTTGAGGAGGAGCGGTTGCTACCGCGCAGGCCAGACCATTGCGTATCGAATCCAAAATCGCGCGGGCGCTCCCGGTGTCGTCCTGTTTCAATCCGTAATCCACCCAGTAGTCGAACAGAATGATGGCCGGCGCAAGCCACGGCATCTGGTTTCCGCCGGGGATGTCGCGCAGCAAATTGGAAATTGCGCCAACGCGCACGCCGTTGGTGGCCAACACGGAATCGACGGCATCCTTGGCCGCGTGAAAGATTGCTGCATCCTGCGGGCGGAGCATTACATCCGCGGCCACGCCCGCACAGACGACTGATTCAGTGGAGGCCAGCACTTCGGGTGAAACGGACCTCTGCCCGCCCGGCATGGTAACGCAGCCTGATCCGGCTAGGGCGGCGAGCGCAGTGAAGATGAGTGAGAGTATCAGGCGTTTGACGTGTTTTTTCATGGTGTTGTTTTTGTTGATGGCGGTTCCTCGAATGATTCCCCTTCTTTTCTGTTGACCGCCCGGTACAGAAAAGCCATCAGGACATTGCTCAGCGATTGGAGCGTGACCAGCACAACCAAGAACTTGGCCTGCCGGTCCAGGTTTTCCCATTGGATGTTGGCCAGCGCCATAATGATCGCGCTGGATGTGGCGTTGACCAGGAATGAGATCAGCCACATGGCGTGAAACAGGTTCTTCATAACCGAGCACGTTTTTCAAGCTCCTCAACGCGATGCTTGAGATCGTCGAAGCTGCGGCGGAATTCGGCAGGTGGATATTCGCCCGGCATCTTGGCCAAGAGAAGCTGAATGTTCTGAATCCTGTCCGCGTTTGCACGCAGAATCTCATTGTTCTCCCGCGCCCACTCAGCCATTGACACTTGTTTCGTTTCCAAGATCAACACACGTTTTGGCATCGTGTAGAACTCTGCCGCTATCCACGTCAACATTGCCAAGCACAGCACGCTCACTGCGTTGGACAGCCAAGGCATAATCTTCGTCGCTCTTTCAGCACTCATCATTCATTTCCTTCCACATTACAAATCCACCCATCCCACACAAGATAACGCCAAACCGTCGATCCACTGTTATTGTTGCACGGTGATTAGGACCGGCAGATTGTCCTGACCGTAAACAACCCACGAATTCAAGTCGGTATTGAATGCGACGGATAGCGGCTCACACTCGTCTTCGTTGGGTGGGTTGAGATAGGCCGCGCTCACTTCGGAATCCGGACGAGCCATCGACGGGTCGAGCTTGATGCAATGTGTGTCCGGGCTGATCGGCTGAATGATGACTGATGTTAATTTCATTTTTTTGTGTGGTTAATGCGAAAGGTAACTGGTCCCCGCGCCACCATTCCAAAGGGCGCTTAAATCGTCTTCGCTTAGAACGCGGGTCCAATAGCCCACTTCATCGAGCGCGCCCGTGCCGGTCAGCATGGCCAGCGTAGTGCTGACGCCGGCCATGATAGGCCCGGCGGTGGAGTTGGTCACGGTTGTTTCGTTGTTGAACTTGAACCAGACTTCATTGGCCGAGGAGTTGAAGCCATAGGCCAAACGGTGCCATTGGTTGGTGGCTGCGGAGGACGTGAAATGCTGGTTGAACGAGGTTCCATCCCAGGCGAACGTTTCCAGCGTGGTCGAATCATTCTGGTCCTGGCGAATGGCCCAACTGGTGTAGTCGTCTGGGTTTATGATGAAATAACTGAGGTCGTAGTCGAAGGGCCATATCCAGCAGTGGACGGTCCAGGTGGTCGTTTGATCCAGGGCGGCGCCGGCGAGGTAATTCCCCGCCGACACATTGGTTGCGCAGTTCCCGATCAACCCCGGAGCGGACTCGACCGCGAATGGAGTTTCTGATAAATGATCGGTGCCAACCGAGTCAATCCGGCTGTTACCTGATGCCTCATCCATGCTCCAATAGTGAGTCAATCCCGTCCACAGCGTCGTAGGGGCGGCGGGCGGCGAGTCTAGCGCCAGCAGCGTGGTGTAATCCGCCTGCGACCAAGCGGACAGAACGGATAGAAGCAATGTAAATACGGTCTTCATGGTTGTGATATTCCCCAATATAGAACATTAGTCGATCCACCAATACCACGACAAACACGCCAACATAGAAGGGAATTTTTGCTGTCCGTCGTGATCAGGTTTGTTCCAACCAAGGCTGAATTTGTGGAAAGCACAGTCAGAGTAGCCGCCGGATTCAGCACGGCGATGGTGCGAGCAGAACCATCAGACATGAATGATGCAGAACCGCTTCGACCAACCACACAATTCGTCAACACCAAAGCAACATTTCCACCCACTGCATTTGTCACATCCATGAAAACATCTTTGTCACAAGGTACAATAACAGTAGAGCTATAAAGCGAGTTGGTCTGAAGAACTGTTGATGGAGCAGTAATAGAAGAACCACCAACATTCACGGATAGGTGTGAATCATAATCACCACCAATCACAAAGTTCCACGTTGGAGCTCCTGTCTCCGAAGTGATTTTCCATCTAAGAACTAGACGAGTTCCTGGCAAACAGTTGGTAGAGTTAGCCACACTCATTGATAAAACAACCCTCGACAATGTGCTATTGTTGTAAACAGCATCACCTGACGAAGCAATCTCATTGATGGTGTTATTTGTAAACCACAAGTAAATCTCTGGATGCGCTGTGACACTGGGGCTGCCTGATCCAGTAATGAACATGTATGTCTCAAGCTCAATCGGACCAGACTCGATTCTGGAGATGGTGTTTGTAGAAATGCGTGTGATGAAATAGGAATTGGCTAGATTATTGACGGAAAATGAATTGGTGGCTGCTGTTGCTACCGGAAAATCAATCATAATCAAATTTGTCAGCCCACTAGAATTGGTCAACACATTGCCAGTGTTGAAATCGTTAGTTACATTAGCAAAATAGAAATGCCGATTAAGGCTTCCCACAGCACCATTAACGAAATTCGTCAGCATAGTGTTGTTGGCGAAGATCAAGTTGGTAATATCTAGCGAATTCAACGTCATCTTGAAATTGTTTGATGGAAAGACAAGTCCAGGATGTGCCACCAACAGGAAAGGCTTGGAGGAGTTAAAACTGAATCCCGTATTGGTATAGCTCCACGGAGACGGCTGGCCGTTGGTGCTCCGAAACGAAATCCGAATATCGCTGATGGCATTGAGGTAGTTGGAAGCCACATAGAATCCATCCCCATCTGTGCTGGGGCCGGTCAGGTATTCCGGCATGATCAAATAGTATGGATGATTCCCGCGCAACTCCCACGGTCGCGTATCGACATCGTTGGTCGGGGCGTAAGACCAAACTGGAGTCCCGGTCCTCCAATTTCTGAAGCCTGTATTGTAGTCAACCCCTTGCCAAGAGCATGTGTTGATGTGGCCGTCGGGAAAAATTTCGTCTCCCAAATAGTTGTAGTAGTTGTAAAATCCACAAGCGAAGAACACCCCAGGCTCTGCCTGATTCCACAGGGCCAAACCTTCAAACAGATTGGTGGTCACACCATCATTCCACTGTTGGAGTCCGTCTCCTATTACTCGGTTGATCAGGTTGCCGGAGGTGGCCACGTTCACCGCATACCAGTTTGATACCGCCACGTTGATGTTGGACTGCACCACCGATATGATCGGCATGGCCAGCCGGTTCGAGAAATCCAGCGCATTGGTTGCCTTGAGCACGCTGCGCATCCACGCTGAGGCGGAAACAGAGCCTCCTCCATAGACTGGATCGGCTGAACGCGCCGGAATAGCAAGCGTGAGGATCAGTGAGAGGAGCAATAATCTGACTGTGTTCATATCAATGCTGGAATGGAAATGTTGGGGTCAGGGTGAACTTGAAATCGTTTCCGCCCGCGGCATAGGTGGATGGATCGGTGGAGGACAGGACGTAGATGCCGTGCTCGAACTCCATGTTTTCGTCTGAGTATCCTTTGGTAGCGTTTTGTGCTACGTCCAAGGTGAGTGCTGCCGGCCAGTCCAAGACATGGATGGTAGTGCAATCGGGAATGATTGGATTGACTCCATTCATCGCGTCGATCCAAGTCTCGTGCAAGGTGAAAGACTGCTGAAGAGACTCTTCATCGGCGTCTGCCGCCATGTAGTAAACGGTTGGATCGCTGTCTTGGCGACATGGAGTTCCAGTCGCCCAGCTTGCGTGAGTGGAGTCGGTGTACAGGATGCCTAAGTCAATGGTTGTGTTGTCCGATCCAGGGACCGCCGCCACGGAACTGTCGAACACAAATACATAAGCATCAGAACCCTTGTTAAAAACAGACAGCGTTCCCAAGCATCGCCCTGCCGTGTTTGTGAACAGGCGTTTGGATTCGTAGGCCGGGCTGGTCTGCGGGGCCAGCGCCGTGGCAGGCTTGTAGCTGTTGGTCAGCAATTCAGTGTACGTCATAATCATTGACCTTTCTGGTCGTCTGCTGTGACCGTAACACTGGTTTCTCGGTCGGTGCGAACATTCACGTTCACATTCGCCTGCATACAGGCCATCGGAGAATCCGCATCGGGCACACGCGGGTTTTCCCCCATTTTGGACCTGGAATGTCCTCCGATCTCGGCTAATTTCAAATCTATGGCCGCCATGTTGCACGCCATTTCCATGCAGCCAAGTGCCGCTCCGCTGGCCTGGCGGCGTTCTTTTGGAGTGTCCGCTTCTCCGAAATCCTGCATGTGCCCATCCAGCAGCATCTCCAGATTGTCGGCAAACCGCGCCATGTTGTAGGAGATGATTCCGCGTGCCTTGGTTGTGCGGAAGTCCCCGGCTAGGCTTCGAGCCTCAATTTCTGCCACGGTCAGTCGGAGATTGGATTTCTTCAGCGCCGACTCGATAATCAGCGGGTCAACATCGGAAGCCCTGGCCTCCACATCGGAGGCTCGCTCGCTATTGATTGGAAGGACTGAGTTGCTCATACGGAAACGAGTTTAGCCGGTGCGGCCATCCGATCAAGGTTTTGCCAGAAGCCTTGTCATACAGCCAGCAGTTGCACGCCATTGTCACCTTGCGCTCCATGAAGCAGTAGCACCCTTTCTCCTGATACTCTGCGCTGAGCGGAGAGCCGCAGGTTCCAAGCCTTTCGTAGAAGAGCGGGCATCTGGTTTGGCACCAATCCATCCGCTCTCTGGCCACCGCTTCCGGAACAACCCGGTCGTCCCGGTGGCGAATGGTCCAGAAGAATCCGGAAACCCGCTTCCAAAATCCATCGCGCATGATCCCGAACACCGCGCCAACAAGCAAGGCCAAGGCGAACTTGAAATTCGATTGCATCGTGTCACAATCATATCCCATGACAAAAAATGAGCAAGCCAGCACCCCTAGTGCTGGAGATTACTGGGACAGGCTCGGAGAGGAGTTGAAGCCTCAGTGCTACTCGGAGAATGCCAGGCGTTATTCGCTGGGTCTGGAGGAGGTGCAGGCGTTGATTGGCGGGCTGTGCCAGATGCACCGATGGCCGCGGTCAAGGCTGGCCTCCATGACTGGAATCCCGTGCGGAAGGTTGAATTTCATATCCTCTGGAAGAGTGGAGGCTTCAGAGGTGGAGAAGCGCGTGCTGTGGATTATTTGGTGCATCGACACGGAATCAAAGGACATCACTGACGAGTTCCGGTGGATGACATGGGGGAAGGTCCGGCGTGACGAGGAGGCGTGGCTCCTTGGAAAGCAGAGGACCAAGGACGACATGATCCTTCCGGAATGCTCATGGCTCGCTATTGACTGGCGCCTGAGCAACTCCAAGCTGTCCAAGAGGCACCGACACGCGCCTGAGCTTCTGGAAACCGTACGCGCCCATTACACGAAATACACCACGAAGGAGTTGCGTAATTACATCGCCAACGCCGGGCATAATCCGAACTTCGCCTATGGAATTCACCCGAATGCCAATCCGAATCGGAAACTCAAACCAAAGTTGGCACGGCATCCGGCGGAAACCCCTGTGGATCGGGCGTTTTCGCGTCTCAAAGAGATGTTGTCAGCACGGTCGGTTGAGTGATGGGTCCAACTGTTGGTATGTCTCCAAGCTGAAGCTCCTCATAGCATAAGCCGGCGATGGCGTAACGCAGAGCGTCGAAGGCGTGCTTGTCCGGGTCAGTATTGGTCATCCTTCCGTGTTTATTGGGCGCAAGATTGCCGAACATGCGCAATACATATTCACAGTGAGCATCGGTGAACAGCCGATTCTGGAAGAGTAGTCGTTTGATCATTGTGACATGCCGGTTGATCTGCCCATGTGACTTGTCCACCGCCTCGAACTCAATTCTCCCTTCACTCAGTCGGTAAATTTCCCGCCACTCGAAGGTATCGGCAATGTTGTCGTACCTGTCGAATGAACTTGTATCCGAGAAATGGCGCCACATGATTTTCGGAGCACCCTCCAGCTTGTCCGCCTTGTTCATTTTTCTCACCAGTTCTTCCAAGGCGTCCATCTTGTCCATCATCATCTCAACCAAGTCGGATAGCGGTGTTTGTGTTTTCTGGATGATCAGTTCATCCAAGACCTTGAACGCCCACTTCTGGTCGCCGTCGATCCCGATGTCCCACGGCTCGATGAAGACAATGGCCGGGTTGACGCTCCCAATGTCATTTCCGGTGATCAGGAGATGGCAGTTCTTTTCTGGGAGCATCCGCTCGTCCAGTGATTTTGTGACCGCGATTTCGCCAACCCGGTGAACCGCTGGCACCCACACCTCCTTGAAGAATCCGGTGGCGCTCGCCCTCACGTACTTGCCGTAGTAAAATCGGTCGAGCAGGTTCTGGTCGTGGCAGAGATTGCTGTAGAGCACCCGCTTGCGCGCGTCGGTGACGAAAATGTTGTCGTCGATACTGAAGGTGACGACCTCCAAATTTGTCTTCAATTCCTCCATTGCCTTGCGTTGAATCTCAGGGATGTCCTTTGGAATTTCAGAGTCTGGAAAGTCGAACCACAGCTTGTAGAACCATGAATCAACTCCGTCATCTGGAGGATTAACGTCGGCCAGGAAAAGAAACTGGTCCTCACGCACCTCCGGCCCGGCGCGCAGGCACTCAGTTATTACGTCGAACGGAGCGCGTGTGGTAAATACTTGATCCATCTGCGTGACCCAGATTCCAGTGTACTTGCGTCCGAAGAATCTTGATTTTACTTCCCGCTCCACCGGAAGACTGTCGAGAATAATGTCGGCCACTCCATTTGGGCCCTCAACCTCGCAGTGCCACTTCTTGGTGTCGGACTTGATGCACGGCTTGGTCTTCCACTTGAGCAGCCCATCATTAACCCATTGCTCAATCACCCCGTCTGGGCCTGTCAGGTCCATCCATGCTCCGCCGTCCGCATTCTGGCTGGCTGTATTTCCCAAGATGCAGAACCGTGCGTTCTTGACCGAACGGCAATGTTGCAACACCGCATGGCAGCAGCCGAGGGTTTTGCCGCACAGTCGCGGGCCGCTGGCCAGTCGAAACCGCTTCCTGGAATTGATCAGTCGCAGTTGTTTTTCAAATACCGGCAGATAGTGCCGGCCCTGTTTGTCGAATGGCATGTCTTGACAATCGGCGAGTTTGTCCGAAAGTTCTACTTACTGTAACGAAACTTCAACAGCTTGCAAATATGAACGACAACGAGATCGACTTGGGGGTTTCCCCATCGAAGGACAGCCTCACTTCTCCGGCAACGCCTCAACAATCAAGTCCTGGAAAGACTTATCCCAGCGTGTCCTTCCGCGATGATCTTGTCGAAAAGCTTGGAGAATGTTGCTCCCTGAAGTTGGGGCAGATCATCGAAGGCACGTTCAGGATGAAGATCACCGCACTCAGCGCCGAGAAATACGACAAGGGTGTGCGGTGCGATCTTCTGTCCATCGCCCCATGTGAATCCGAGGATCAAGGAGAAGATGATTCTGAAGACACGGGCGGAGAAGACGCAGAGGAGACAGCAGAAGAGCAGGAAGCGATGCCCATGCGCCGCCGTCCGGACAGGATCGGGCTGGCCTCGCGCATCGGCAGAAACCCACCGAAAGGATCGAAGTGAAGCCCATCGCCAGCGCCGCGGCCATTGATACCAACGTGCTTGGCTCGCACGTTACCACGGAGTCACGCAACATGTCGGCTGCCGCGACCGCCGTGCTGCCCGAGGTTCCGACAGCCAAGCCAGAGGAGCCGCTGCTGACCAACGAATTCGAGAAGCGGATTGGGATCAGCAGCAAGACCCTTCAAAAAATCTTCGATCAGGATGTCAGCAAGCTGACTGGGCCGCAGAAGACATTTGTGGACATGGTGGCCGCGCGCCTGCGGGAAACTCGACTGCGCAACCTGCGGGAATTCCGAACCTACGCGGCCATTGACAGCGTGATGTACGACGCCACCTCGTCGATCACTCCGACCTTGCTGAACAAACTCTCGTTCGGCTCGTTGAACGATGAGGCCAAGCTGCTGGAGGGGATTAAGAACTGGCAATTGAACGAGTCTGATTTCTTCGAGATTCCCAGCACGCCCACCAGTCCGTCTGGAGCCAACTCCGCGCAGATGCAACGGGTGCGTAAGAACGAGACGTTCTGGAAGGTTCGCATCCCGTTGGTGAAAGCGATTGTGGACGCTCGTGTGGCCAAGCTGTTTGTCGAGCGCGACCGTGTTCCTTGGCTGCCATGCGATCCGCTGATCTGGACCGAGGAGTCACACTTGAAGTGCCAGATTCTCACCAATCTACTGGAGCGGATGGTCCAGCAATACGGATTAAAGTCCTCGGCGCGCACTGCCCTGCTGCAAGCTGCGATGTACAACAATCAACTCGTATTCATCCGCGAGGCGTGGCACCACGAGCAGGACATGGAAGACGGAAAGAAGCGGACGAAGAAGGAGGGGTTGCGATTTTTCATCCCACACCCGTCGCGCATGGGCTGGGACTTGGTTCACCCGATTTCCAGTTTCAACACGGATACGGGCTGCACTTGGGCGGCCCACTGGTATGTGGACCGTTACGGAGCGGTCCTGGATGATCCGAAGTACTGGAATAAGGACAGGATCAGCTACGGAACCTGCTGGTTTCATCCGACTGTCTCTTGGAATTACTTCCAAGAGGTGTATCCATGCACGGCCAATGTGCCACACCAGTTGGAGGCTTGGTATAATGCGGAGGCAAACGGGGACCGGGCTTTTCAGAGCACGCTTTACACGAGCAATCAGCGTGATAACGCACTGTTCTTGGCGGACATGGCGGTCAAGGTTGTGCCGAGCCGTTACGAACTTGGCGACTACGACTGTCCGCTCTGGTTCCGTTTGGTCATTGCCTCCGACTCGGCGATCACCTTCGCCGAGCCTCTACCGGACTGTCCGGTGATGTTCTGTGGATGGGACACGGACGAGAGCCGCAGCACACAAGCGTCCTTGGCGTTGCTGGCCATGCCCCACCAGGATTTCGTGCAGAACCTGGTGAGCCAGCACCGGCTTACAGTGAAGCAGAACTTGGTGAAGATCGTTTGGTACGACAAGGATTCCGAGGGGGTCACGGATGCGATCAAAAATATCAAGGCGGAGGCTCACGAGTACAACCATGTGCTCTGGGTTCCGTTCAGCGCCAGAAAATTCAAACAGGCCGGAATAGACCCTCAACGGATATTCCATCCGATCACATTCGGATACCAAGACACCACTTCGCTTATCGTTGCCCTCAACACGTACCTGAGCCTGATGGAGCGCGTGCTCGGAATGAGCGCCAATGAGTTCGGGGTCAACGCACCGCGCGTTACAACCGCCGCTGAGACGACAGCAGTAGGTCAGCAGAGCACAACCAGGCTGACCTACACGGGAGGATTTTTCGACGACTTTTTGGACACGCTGAAGCGCCGGGTCATCCGCTACTGGGCGGCGTTTGGAGACTCGGAGTTCACTACCCATGTGGTGGACGCCGACGAGGATGCGCTGAAGGTTCTGAATGATTTGGGATTCGATGTTGGAAAAGGATCGACCATGCCCGCCGGTGGAAAGCGGCACAGCGTCAAGGGTAAGAAGGAACTTCTGGACGTGGATGATTTTGTGTCCGAGCGGACGCTGGCCAATCGTATGGTCAGCCAGCAATTGGCGAACGTGATGATCCAACTCATGCAATTGGCGGTCCCGTTCATAAATGACGGAAGCCCCGGAGCGCGCGAGCAGTTGATCGAATTGATCAATCGCGCGGCCCCGCTACTTGGGGCGCCGAAGGATTACAAGTTCCTGCCCCCGCGTCCGCCGGAAGAGCCGACAGGGGCGATACGTCCTCCGCTCAAAATCTTCGAGACAATCCGCTACGACACGGCGCCGCCGGATGTTCAAGCACAGATCGAGGCGCAGGCTGGGCTTGTCCCGTCGAAAATGCGTGAAGCCGCGTTTCAACAGCAGGCCAATGCCAAAGAGCAAGCTCCCAAGACACAAGATGGACAGGGCGCACCGCCACCGCAATCTGACCAGCTTCAGCAGATGATGGCTCAAGCCGTGCAAGTTGCGGTGCAGGAGTCCATGCAGGCGGTCAACGGAGAGATTGGGCCGGCCTTGCAGAAGATTCAAGCTCGGCTTACACAAGTGACCAACGCGCTTATCCAAACCAAGCAGGACGAGCAGACGCTGGCCACGCATATCGGACAATTGGAGCAGGTGATCGCAACGCTGGCCCAGCCGCCCTCCATGCCGTCACCTGCGCCATCGCCTATGGAACAAATGCCTCCGCAATGACATCAAGACTAGAACCCCTGGAGGACGCGCGGAGCAGCCGGATTATCTCTTGGCTAAGATCGAGTGACGCGGATCAGTTCTTGGAGACAGTGCGTGCGGAGATAGACCATCTTAGGATTCAATTCTCGCAAGGGGCGCTGGAGGGAATGACGGAAAACGAATTGACTTTGGGGTCAAGCGAAGATTACAAGCGGGCGCTGGAACTGTCACGATTTCTGGCCTTGTTCAAAGAGTTCAGGGCCAAGACACACCACAACAAAATCAAAATCGAACAACAATGAACATGCACACACTCAAATTGCTCCTTGACCCAAAGCCTGCCGATGGCGGAGCGCCAGCGGAGGTCAAGCCGTCTGCGACTGCGCCGGAAACTACACCTGCTGGCGGAACTGAAACACCTGTCCCAGTTGATTCGGGACTATCTGGATCGTTCTTGGGCGCCGCGGCTCCAGAGCCAGTGAAGCCGGAAGAGAAGAAGCCGGAGGAGAAGAAGCCGGAGGAGAAGAAGCCGGAGGAGAAGAAGCCGGAGGAGAAGAAGCCGGAGGAGAAGAAGCCGGAGGAGAAGAAGCCGGAGGAGAAGAAGCCGGAGGAGAAGAAGCCGGAAGAGCCGGTCAAGCCAGCCTTCAAGAAGCTGAAGACCCCGAAGGGCTATGAAGGGATGGCCCCGGAGGATAAGCGGGAGATCGCCGAAGTGGCCGCCTCCGCCGCCGCCTCTGCCGTGGCCACTGCGGTCGCCAAGCAGCAACCACAACGTATCCAAGTGGAGCTTCTTCCGGAGGAAAACGAGCAGGTTGAACTGGCGCAAGTACTGGAGATTACAAACCCGCGCAAGTACCCGAAGGGAACAGCGGACGGGGTGAAGCGTGTGATCGAGACAATCAAGCAGAAGTCACTTGATCCGGAGGGCGAGGAGGCGTCTGGGTTGTGGAAGGCGTTGGGCGTTGAGTTCACGGATGAAGATTTGGAAGTCGCCAAGCTCAAACGGGAGACAGTTCCTATCCAGCGGAGGCTGGATGAACAGATCGAGCGCAACCTCGCGCTGGAGCGACGGCTGGCCACGATGGAGGCCGCTCCGCTGGCCAAACGAGATGCCGTGCAGGTTGTCGAGGTGGCGGCTGATCTACTTGGTAGCAAGGATGCGGCGGCCATCTTGGATTCTGACGGGGAACTGGACAAGAAACGGGTTGAGCAATATCTGGAAGCCCGCCCGGATGACGGAGATATTTTGGTGGATGCGGTGCGACGGGTCAGTAACTTCACGAAGAGCACGCGCATGGCCTTTTCCGGCGCAGACATGTCGGAAGAGGCGCTGAAAGAAGTGGAGACATTCTGCAAATCATTGGATCAGGACATTGCTTCCACCCCTGAACTGAGGGTGGACGACAAGGGGCGAGAGTTTGTTCCGCTTCCGCAATTCAACCGGCTGTCAAGAGCCGAGAAGGCCAAGCACTGGACGTTGACCCCCGAATACGTGCAGCACGCTGCGGCCAATATCATCAGCCGTGATGCGGCCAAGGCCGCTGAACAAGCTCGAAAGCAGGCAGAACGAATCTTAGCCAAGCATGGGATCACCCCAGGAAAGCCGACGGCTGCGGCTCCGGTTCAAGCTGCGGCTCCCGCTGCGGACTCTAAGCCATCCTCACCTTCCACGGGGGCCGCGGTTATGCCGGGAAGTCCGGCTCCGGCCAAGGAGGCTTCGGCCATGAATGTGTTTGCCAGAGCGTTTTACGGGGATGGTTGAGCGGAGAACTCTAACCGCGCGGGCGAGCGTGTCAGGCAAAGCCTGCGGTTGGTAGGGCCGTCGCATAAAAAGGCGACGGCCCTTTTGCGTACGGATTAACGTACTGTGCATTCGATAAACTCGATGAAACAGTCAAACTGAAATACGCTATGCCATCCGCAGAAAATAAAGTCGCATCATTTTCGCCCACCACGTTCTTCGCCCAGTGCGCGCCGGCCATCCGCAGTTCTGTGGATGTCAGCGGCCTGATGTCGCAGACCAATTTGGAATACCCGAAACCGGACGAGTTGACCAACATCTTCACCTCCGGCAACCCCGACTACAACTGGCGGAACATGAAAGACCTGTTCATGTGGCGCCTGACCATCAACGCATTGGGGATCAAGCGATACGGCCTCTTCGATTTGCTGGCCGACAACGCCATCGACATGAGCGCCAAGCTCTCTGCCCCGGAAAACATGAGCGGCGAGTACGAGGTCAAGCCCTACATCTGGGCGCGGCGCGAAGAGCCGATCAACAACCAGTCGTGGAACATCACGGGCGGCCGGCGCTGCTTGGTGGACGGAACACCCGATGGAGCCGGCGGCTACTGGCTGGTCACGATCTCCAGTCCTGGAGGAGTTCCGAATGACGAGGCGTGGTGGTTGATCGACTCGTCCAACCCCATGTTCGTCCAAGCGGTCACAGTCACGGATGGCGGTATCGTCAGCCCCACGCAATGGCAGGTCATCAAGTACAGCGCGGGCACGCTCGTTCTGAAGCCGGCGATGGGCGCGAGTCCGGCTGGCACCTTCGACTGGGGGGCGACCAATCCGAATCTCACTCCGCCCGTCATTGGAGAACTCACTCGCGGGGTCAACAACGTCAGCGAGTTCGAGCCTTATTGCTACCAGCCGCCCGGACTGCTCTCGAACCAGCTTGATCCGTTCTGGATTCAGTTCTCGCAAGACGCATTCAATGTGAGCGAGTCCTACCGTCTCTGGCAAGCCCGATTGCTCGATGGAAACCCGCTCTACAAAGAGTTCTACGATCTCCCGGAAGCCCGCTATCGCGTGCAGGCCGCGGAGGACTTCAAGATGCGCCTGGCCGAGCAGTTCTTCTTTGGACAGCCCTACGACTCCAACCAGACGTTGAGCCTCTACCGCGATCTCCCGAAGACTGAGTTCAAGTATCCGTCGGGCGTGATTGGCTCCAGTGTCACCGCCGGAGCGACTGAGTACGTCAGCCGCAAGGCCAATGCGGTCGGAATCTACTGGCAGCACTACGCGCGCGGTCGCGTCATCGACATCGCCGGCCAGAAATTCAACATGGCGGCGTTTATCGACGTGCTCTACATGCTGACCCGCTATCGCCGGGACATCGGGATGCCCTCGTGGAACACGGTGGAGGTGCTCATGCCGAAGGCCATGTATCCAACGTGGAACGCGGCCATGATTGACATGCTGAAGGACCAGACGCGCGGCACGCTCATGTCCCTCATGGACCTGAGCCCGAAGCAGGACACGTCCATGCCGAACGTGTTCTTCAAGGACTACCCGCTCCAGTACCCGCCGGGCGTCACCCTGCGCGTCGTCTTTCATGATGCGTTTGACGACATTCTCATGCGGCGCACTTCCGCCGGGATCGAAACGGCGGGCCGCCAACTCTGGATTCTCCCCTGGAAGTACAACCGGATGGGGATCATCAACACGAAGAAGGTCAGCCGCATGGTTGGCGACATTGAGAAGCTGGCGCAGGTCAACCCGCAATTCCAGTGCCAGATCAGCGGACGCAAACGCTGGATCGAACTGATTAACATTGGGTGGACCGCTGTGTGCAATGCCCCACAGGCTGGCCTGATCTTCCAGGGTCTGGGCCAGGAAATCGAACCGATCTCGCGTGGATCGGTGGATTACACGAAAGCTTGCAGTGTCATCCCTTGAGTGTAGTGTGGTGTGACGCGGGCGGCGCAGACCGCCGCCCGCGTTCTCGAAAGAAACGAAAACCGAACAAAATCGAAACGCAGAATCAAATGAAGATCTTCACTAAAATCGCCTCCGTCATCGGGATCGCTGTATCTCTTTGCTTGACCGCCCTGTCGGCTGATACTTGGACGCCGAAGGCAACAGCGAACACCACGTTCCTGCAAGTTCAAATCACGAATGGACCTACCGAGATCAACATCGGTGTTGCCTCCAACATGCCGACCGCGGCCAAGATCGAACTGTTGCAGAACACCACCGGGATCGACATCATCGTCGGTCAGAAGTCGTTCAGCAACAGCGCGAATTCCGTCATCCACATCTTTCAACCAAGCTACGACGGTATTATTGGATGCACGAACAACTCGATCTATGTTTACAGTGTTCCGGCCAGCAATTACTCGCTATTCAGAACGAATGTCGCGGTCAGCCACCTCGGAAACGCCCAGTACCTGCTTTACTTGGGGGCTACCAACGCTGGAACCAACAAGGTTTACGTCGGGCACTTCGTCACCAACACGGTTGCGCGGACCACAAACACCAGCTACTGGTTGTGGTATGCGCAGTGGAGAAAATAACCCAGTGACGAAAGACCGACCATGAAATACTTCAAGCACGAAGGTAGGGCTGAGTTCTTCTTCAGCGACGGCTCCAAGCCGGTTTACAACGTCATCGGACAGCACATCCGGCTCATCGCCTTGGATGAGACGGTGGCCGCGCAAGACACGCCGGATGGCCAGCGTCTCGCCAAGCAAATCTCCGAACTTGAGTTGGCGGCCCAGCGCCACATTGGAGGCGTGGTATCCATCGACGCTACCACGTTCGCCGATCTCAAAAAAAAACTGGCCTCCCTTGGGTGGAAGCCGAACTCCGGGCCGTCCACCAACAACCTGCGCCTCTACAAGCCGGAGTCGGCCAATCCTCTCGGAACGGCATCCAATGCCCAGCCTGCCGCGGATCAGGCCGCGTCGGCTGCTCCTCCTGCGGAGGCTCCCGCTGTGCTCGTTGCCAAGGCTTTGGCCGGCTCCCGGCGTGAGCCGGTCAATCCATCCGGACAGCCCGTGCCGACCCCGCGCAAGGGGAAGCCGCCCGAGTAACGCGCTCGCCCTTGCGGTGGGCGAGGATTGACAATGATCCCATACTCGCAATTCACCACCCAGATTCGGGCTATCCTGTTTCCCTACGGCGAGGCCGAGAATCAGATCAGCGCTCACGACCTTTTCTTTGTCGGGGCGCTGATTGAGCTTCAGCGGGTCGTCCCCAAGATGGCCGAGAAGCACAGGGACATCATCCCATTCTGCGATTGCTATTTCGAGTGCGCCAGCGGCATGACCGTCATCCTTAATCCGCCGCGCGGACGCATCTCCCGCATCGTCTCCTTGGCGGACAACTGTTGCGAGGTAAACTACGAGTTCCATCGCGACCTCCATGAGTTGCGTGAGTTTTCCCGCCGGTTCTTTGAGCGCTGGGAGCTTCCTATGCGCGAGCCGGACATGCCGATTGGCCTGGTCAAGTCGGACTCACGGTTCAACAAACTGACCCAGCATCGGGCTATATTCGGAAAGTTCTCCCTGCACAATGAGCGGCTCTACGTGGCGCCAAGGCTGAACTCGAACGAGCGGCTGCTCGTGGAGTGGTCCGGGTACAAGCGGGCGTGGTCTGACAGCGACCTGATCTGGGAAGACCCTGAGTTGTCCCAAGCGGTCTTGGAGTATGTGAAGACCGAGCACATCCGGCATTTCGAGCCGGACTCGAACGAACTGGTGTTGCACGAGAACAAGTGGCAGGAGCACCGCCAGAACCTGATCATCGACGGGATGATCGAGGAGGAAGCGGACTTGGTGGAGCGCCGGATTGTCAACGTCGGTCCTGCCTCATGCCAGAGTTGTTCCACGGGAAGCCCGTGCTACGACGCGGATGCCGCAGTGTCCCCGGATGCGGATTTCGTTTTCGTCAGCGACACAGGACCAACAGAGGCTGGCACCACTTGGTCTGCGGACGTGATGAAACTGGCTGCGTCGTTCAATCCTCGCTACGTCGTCCACGGAGGGGATGTCCGCCACAGCTACATGCCGATCTATCGGGATGTGTTCGACGTGGACACATTCTACGACTACTTGCGCACGCCCACGGCGGCCACCAACCGATTTTGGCCGGCCATCGGAAACCACGACACGTACGACGGCGATCTGTACGCCGGGTTCAATCGGTTCTTCCCCGTGACCGCCGGACGACACTACTACGACGTGGTGATCGGGGACATTCACTGGTTCTTCCTCAGCACTTGGACAAACGAGCCGGATGGCTGGACATACGATTCAGAGCAAGCCGGGTGGTTGAGGCCGCAACTGCAAACCAGTCAAGCCAAGTGGAAGATCGTGGTCAGTCATGTTCCGCCATACACAAACCACTCAGGAAATTTCAACCAGACATGGATGCGCTCGTGGCCATTTAAGACGTGGGGTGCAGACTTGGTGTTATCCGGACACACTCATGCCTATGAGCGGTTCGAGGTTGGAGGGCTTCCTCACATTGTTGGAGGCTGGAGCGGGGCCGTGCTTACCACGCTTGCCTTAAACCACTCTGGCACAAAGGCGAAGTTTAACAGCACGCACGGGCTTGTTCGCGGATACGTGGAGAGCGACCGTCTGAAGCTTGAGGCGGTGACAGTGGACGGTGCTGTGATTGACACCCTACTCCTGAGCAAATGAACTGGGACCAAGAGAATACGCGCCGCTGCTCGATCTCGCCGCAGAAGTCATCCATCGGCTCTGGTGCTGGAGGCGGTGGAACAATCACGCCCCCTCCGCCGAACACATGCCAAGACCCGGCGGCTCTCAATTTCGGAGGGCAGTTGCCGTGCGTTTATCCTCCGCCTCCCGTGCAAACACTGGAGGTCCGACCGCCATCTGCGCTGATACCAATTCTTGGTAACGTCCAGTACAACGCGATTCTCCACACAGGACAGAGCGAGTCGGTTCTTACTGCTGGCGTCCACTGGGCGCTCTCGCAGCAGATCGGAGTCATTGGCGCGTCTTCCGGAAACTGCACCGGAACATCTCCGGGTATAGCTACAGTAAGCGCAGCTTGGCAGAACCTGATCGGCTACGCCCAGCTTGAAGTGATGGCCAACGCGGACGAATGCGCGGGCAAGAAGGTGGACATAATGATCGCCATCGACACTTCCAAGTCGATGCTGCAATCGTTTGGCCAAGGCTGGTCATCCAAGTTCATCTACGCCAAGTCGCTGGCCGCGGACTTCGTGGGCAAGGTCAACTACCGGAAGGGAGATAGGGTTGGCATCACGTCCTTCAATGAAACAGCCTCGGTCGTTTGCGATCTTTCGGGAGAGCAGACGTTTATCGAAGCGCAGCTTTCCGGTGTATTCGTCACCGAGTTGAAGACGAACTTGGCTGCCGGTGTAACGGCAGCGGTTTCGCAACTAGGAAATGCCGACATCAATGTCCTGATCTTGATGACCGATGGCTTGGATACCAGCCTGTCCGCCCAGACTATAGACAGCCTTCGTGCCGCGCTCGCAGGAAAGAACGTAATGGTAATCGTCGTAGCCATCCGTTCTTACGGTCTTGCCTATACCACCCTCCTGTCATTCTCTGAAGGCGGATACCTGCTGTCGGCCTACCCAGACACCGGGGCGCTAGTAGAGGTGTGGCTGCAAGGTTTGAAGGGTTACTTCTGCGCTGGCAACTGCCTGCCAGACGGAGACGTGTACGAGAGTCATGGCGCGCTCAATATCGAATCGTTGAGCAACTGGTATATCACGGGCAAGGTGGACCTGATTGGCAAGGGCAGTCTCGGGTGGACCACATTCGATCTGATTCCTGGACATGGACTTTACTTGGACCTGGTTGGCTCCAGTGCTCCTTGGGCGGGGCGGATTGTCAGCCGTGACTCATTCACCTTGGAGTCTGGAAAGACCTATAAGCTATCCTGCAAGCTCTCCGGAAATCAGCGCACGGAACGCACTGGATTCTCTGTCAAATTTGGGCTTGGCGCGGAATACGAACTCACATCGCGCGTTGTGGAATTGGACAACGCTCGCCAGTCATTCACAGAATACTCACTGACCGTCACGGGAGATGGAGGACAGTATCCGATCAGGATCGAGCAGTTTACACGTCCGGAAATCACCGGGTCATCCCAAGATGTTTCTTACGGAAATCTGCTGGATGATGTGAAACTGGTGCGTGTGAACAATGACCTTTCGGAAACGGTTCTATTTGCGGATGACTTCGACAACGAGAACAACGTCTATCATTATTCAGTGTGCAATCCGCCACCGCCTCCGGCGGACACCAAGAACATATCCATCCAGTTCCATAACGACATTTCGCACTTCCCACAGACCGGAGTAGCCTACATCTTCGGTCTTGGGTATGTGCGCGGAAAAGCGGGCGACCAATGGAATCACTTTGAAACCGCCATGCTTGAAACCGGCCAGCCGCTCATAGACGTGGCTGGAAATACGGTTTCCGGAGCCTCCATAAAGACGGAGGCTGGAAGCTTTGAGTCCGTCGAGCCATCCGGAACAAGGGCGGGAGAGGACACGCTTTGCAAGCAAGCTATCTACGGATTGCGCGCGGGAGGAATAGGCGGGCCACTGGACTGGCCGAACTTGGAGCTAGGTCCGCTCCCGGAAGGACTCTACGACGTTTACGTGTGGGGGTACAATTTGGATGTCGCAGTGCTCACTGAGGAATACGGATTCATCCAACACTGGGATCAGTATCAGGTTTATCTCCGTGATTACAGCGTTCTCTTCTTCCCGAACATTCGCGTGCGACCTTCCGGAGAGCAATACACTGGAAAACTGTTCATCGCCCTGATGGATATTCCACAAGAAGGGTGGACACCGACGAACGGAAAGTTTTGTGGCATCTCCGGAATTCAACTCATCTCTAAAGGCCCGCCGATGGAGGCTGGGCTTGATGGATATAGCTATGATCCGTACAACTACAACTGCTACGGAGATGGATGCCTGAACACGCCTCCACCAGAGCAGCGCCCTGATCCGTCGCCGATCATTCAGGACATCGAAGGGGGCGGAGTTGTGGTGGTTGGCGGAGGCGGAAACGGCCCAGCATTGCCACCGTCGATTTCAAGGGAGAGCGTCACCAACGACCGGACGCTCATTCATATCTCTCGGGTGAACAACATTCACCACTACAACCTGTATTGGAGACGAAGCCAAGGCTACTCCTGGACGCTCTACGTGACGGACATCGCGCAGACCGATGACCCGAACGGCCAGACGGTCAGCGCAGCGGCCATCCCGCTCCTACCCATGCAGTTCGTGGCGACCAGCGTTGATTCCAATGGCGTAGAGTCGGAGTACTCGAACATGATCCAGAGATGAAACGCATCACCTTCATCGGGGCCATAAACTCCTTCACCGGCTACGGGCAGCTTGCGATCCAGATCATACGCGACCTCCAGAGACTAGCCGGTGTTTTTGTGTCCGTTCGGCCTGTCTCAAAGTCGGAACCGTTTGGGTCAAAAATTCCTGCTGACATCGCGGCTAAGTTTGTGACTGGACCACAGCCGGAGGAGTGGGAATTGCTCCTTCATCCTCCGCTGTTTTGTCCGACTCCAGGAAAGAAGACTGCGTACTTTACCATGTGGGAGTCCACACAGCTTCCGCCTGGAGCGGTGCAGATGTTGAACAAAGCCGAGGTTGTTATCGTGCCGTGCGCGTGGAACGCCAGTTGTTTCTCAGCCTGCGGGGTCACGGCTCCGATCAGGATTGTTCCATTGGGCGTAGATAAATCGAAGTATCACTTTCAGCCAATGCAGATGGATGGAAAATGTGTGTTTGGAACTGCTGGACGGATTTCTCACGGTGGTCCTCGCAAGGGGATCAATGAGGTTGTCTCCTGTTTTCAGCGCGCGTTCCCGCGCGAGACGGACGTGGAACTGCGGGTGAAGTGCTTTCCTGATTGCCGTGTGGATCGCTTCTCCGATCCAAGGATCAAGGTTATCCAGTCGTATCTAAGCGATGACGCTATGGCCGATTGGTATTCTGGATTAACCTGCTTTGCGAGCGCCTCAATGTCTGAGGGATGGGGGCTGATGCAACACCAGGCGATGGCGGTTGGAAGGCCGGTTATCAGTGTGAATTTTGGAGGCGTCTCTGAATTTTTCAATTCTGGAGCAGGATACCAGATCGACTTTAAGCTGGTAAAGTCGGATGCAAACTACCGAGGGCTTGGGCATTGGGCGTGTCCGAATTCGGAATCCATCGTGCAGGCGATGCGATCCGTGTATGAGGACAGACCTGAAGCGGCCAAGCTCGGTCTGTTGGCATCGGAGTCGGTCAAGCATCTGACATGGGAGAACCACGGTCGCAAGCTAATAGAGGTGCTGGAGGAATTCGGAGCCATCGGAAAGACTGCTGATCAGGTCGAGATCATTGCGTCACATCCGAAAGAGATCACATTCCTGCACAGCGGCGATCTTGGAGATATTATTTACTCTCTTCCGTTTATTCGCGCGCGAGGCGGAGGCGGGCTTGTTCTATCGCCGGATTTCGGCAATGGGGCCCACTCGAACTCGGTGGTCCGCGAAAGGATGACGCGCCAGCGGGCCGAGATGCTGATTCCACTACTGCGCGATCAGCCGTATATCACGGGATGCGAGTACGCAGACAGGGCGCCCGATGAAGCGTTTAACCTCAACCGCTTTCGCCACATCTTTAACGATCATGCGTGGGACTGGCTTCACCAGATCAGGGACCGGCGCGGCCACAGGTGGCCTCCTCATAATCTATCGGAGTATTACTGGGAGTACTTCGGTGGAGACGTTCCAAAGGATTTGAACGTCAATCCGTGGCTGAGGGTAACGAAAGCCAAGCCGTATCCATTGCCCATCGTGATCAACCGAACGCTCCGCTATACCGACACCCCACCGAAATTGGATTGGCGCTCGCTCGTGTCACGCTTTGGATGCGATATGGTGTTTGTCGGGCTTCCGGAAGAGCACGCAGCATTCAAATCCCAGTACGGATATGTGGATTATTGCGCGGTGGACAATTTCCTCGACTTGGCTGAACTGATTCGTGGATCGAAATTGTTCATTGGCAATGAGTCATTCCCGCTCTCGATAGCGCACGGACTCATGCACCCAACGGTTGTCGAGGGGTGGCGCAGGACGCACTGCTTCTACCCGAGGCCAAACGCGCTGCACGTCCACGACCCAGAGGATTCGGAAAAGGTTCTGGAATTTGTGAAGGAGGCCATCGCGTGAACAGGGTGATCACAATGGTCGCATGGAACAGGCCGTTCTATTCCAAGGTCGTCTTGGATGCGCTGGCGAAATGTCGCGGAATTTCCGACTACACGGTGTTAGCCTTTGTTGAGCCTGGGTGCGCAGAGACAGAGAAGATTTATTCCGAGTTCGGCGCCGCCAAGCAAATGGTTGTCAAGATCAACCGGGAACGGATTGGGATTTCTGCAAATACATTGCAGGCTTGGGATGCTGGGTTTGAGCAATCTGATTTCATCATCCACCTTGAGGACGACACGGTTCCAGCGATTGACATGCTCAAAATGATGGAGCACTGCCGTCACAGATACGCGGAAGATATGTCCGTCTTCTCCATCGCCGCGCACAACCGCAGGATGAGCACGCCGCGTTCGCTCTTCGGGCTGTGTCGAAGAGAATGGTACACCTGCTGGGGCGTTGGGATATGGAAGAGCCGATTTGAGCTTGCGCGTCCGATGTGGTCAACCGATCCGACGGTTCACGCCTACAGACTGAACGAATGCCGCGCGCAGCACAAGATGGTGGAGATTCATCCGGCGCTATCTCGCTCGCAAAATATCGGCGCGGTCATGGGTGTAAATTGTGTCAGGATCGAACAAAACTTTGAACTGCAATACACTCCAGCTTGGGCATCATTCGAGGATATGCCCGATGGTCCATTCTACGATCTGACATGAGAACCACATCCTCCATCGACGATTTTGACGAGCAACTACTCCGGAAGTGGTGCGCGCACTATCATGTGAAGACCGTTCTGGAATTCGGCCCAGGCTATTCCACAGAGGTCTTCACATCTGTCTGCGGCCATGTGGATTCCGTGGAGGATAACGAGCAGCATTTGGGGGACGGGGCCTCGGCCAATAAGTGCATCTACCATCCGTTCACGGGCAGATGCGCGAACATTCCAGACCTGCTTCCAAAGTACGACCTCGGATTTGTGGACGGTCCCGCCGGGGCGGCCAGGCCGCTGGCCAGATTGTCGTCCGCGCTCTTCTGCGCCGACCGATGCCGGCTGATTGCCCTGCACGATACCGGAAGGTCGGACGAGAAATTCATTGTGGAGATCATGGAGCGCATGGGATGGACCACTGTTCAGCGTCGCCTGGATGGGAGGGGCATGGTCTTGATGCAGTTGCGCCCGACAGCGATGGAACACTGATATGCCAGCCCCAGTCCGCCCATCCCAATTCACCGCGCTCGTCCCCTCGGCTAATGACCGGCTGTGGACGGTGATCATCAAGTTCTTCCGCGCCCAGTTCCTGTACTGGCGCTGGCACAAGTATGCGTTCAAGACCGCCGGACAGATCAGCAATGCCTGGGCTTCAGACATCTGCCAAGCCACGGTGGTCAATGCTTCAACGCTGGCGAACAGCAACCTGACGGCGACGGTGCAGGGCGCGCTACCCACCAACCCGAAGACCCCCTGCGCCAAGATCGGCGGGGTCATCCCGCACATCAATTTCGTTACCGGAGAGGTGGAGTGGCAGTTCAAAGACAACGGGGACTTCTCGGACAATATGAAAGCGCTGTTCTGCGGACTGCCTTGCTTCAAGCCGCCGACGCTTGGCGGGAATTGCGCGGACCTGACACTGTACACATGGGTTACAAGCGCCCAGGATACCGCCATTGGCATGACGTTTAATTCACACAACATGCTCAACGGGTTTGCTTATACCATCTACAAATCGGAAGACGCTGTGAACTGGAGTGAGATCACATCCGGGACCACCCAGGGAAGCAGTATCAGCTATCTAGCAACAGGCTTAACAAACGGGCAGGAGTACTTCTTCAAATGCTCCGTAACACAGACTATAAATGGAACTCCATGCCAGACGTATGACATGATCACCGAGCATCCGACCACACCCACAGCGGTTGTGACATGCACCTACGAGGGGATCAGCCTGACCGCCTCCAGCACGGAAGTCGGAAAGGTGTCGTTGAAGATCAATGGTGTCCCGTTCGTGGGATACGCGGTGACAATCTTGAGGTCCACCGCACAGAATGATCCGGGGTCATTCATCCTGCCGGACGCCGGACCCTCTGATTACTCGTGGATTGATACCGGACTAAATCCGGGAGATACTTACTACTACAACATCAAGATTGTGAAACCGGGATGCGACGCAGAAGTGGCACCGTGGCTTCGTTCCGGGGCCGTGCGTGTGATGACCCCGCCGATTGTAGCGCCGTCCATCTCCATCACGGGACGCACGCTGCGCATTACCTACGTGGCCAATGCGGTCTTCTACCGGGTTTACAACCGGGCCTATGCTCATGCCCAAGCACTGCAAGCAGCGGTCAACAACGCAGGTCCGTCTGGAACCGACTATGCAATTCCAGCCGGGGTCTTTGAGCGGTATTACGCCGTGTCCAGCGTGGACCAGTACGGGATTGAATCCGCCCAAACACCTGAGTTGTATTTTTCAGGAAGAGGAGTCTAACCATGCCACTCGATCCCGCCGCCCTACCCGTCGTATTCAGGAAGTCCAAGTTCTCCCTGCCGGCCTCGTTGTGCGCGCGGGCCATCCCGTCCATGCGCGGTTTTTTGCAAGCGCAGGCCAAGCTCATGGAGTACTGGATGAATGAGGACGGAAAGCCGTCCACGACATTCTTGGAGGATTTGACACACTTGGACTGCACGTATCACGGCGGAGGCGGTGGAGGTGGAACAACATGCCAAGACCCGACTGCCGACAACTATGGCGGCCCGCTTCCTTGCGTGTACACGCTCTGCCCTACGATCACGCTCATTGGAAGTGTCACGGTAGGAAATGCGTCGCTGACCGTGCAGTTCACAGCGGCCCAACTGAACTCCGGCTACGCGTTCACCATCCAGCGAGGGTCGTCTGAGACAGGCCCGTGGACGACTGTGCATACTGGGGCAGTGGCTGGAACGTCTTTCTCGTTTACGGACACCGGACTGACTAATGGGACCACCTATTACTACAAGGCGTTTGTATCCAAGGTGAATTGCACCGATTCCAACCCGATCATTGTGCATGGCATTCCGGCATTGTGTGAGATGTTTGAGATTCACGTCTCATACCGAATTGTGAAGCAGTTCAATATCCTGTTCCCAGATACCGAGAACCCTCCTGATCAATGTGTTGAATGGGAAATATCAGGATTGCCCGCTGGGGCAAAAATCTCAGTAAAGCACAACGCGCAGACGTTTTGGGGGTGCGGCAGTAACGAGCCGCATCCTATATCTGTTGGAGCAAGTGAAGATAACGTGACATATCCAGGAGAGATGGACGATCATCCATTATACCCGCGCATAAACGTGCTTGGAGATACATGCACGCAAGATAACGCCGCAGGTTGCCCAAACCACTGGAACATTCACGGGTACGGATACGAAGGGCAATACTTCCCTCTCACATTGCAAGAGATCGACGGTATAGTCAATGTAAAGACAATACGCTATCAAAGGAGAGAGCACTATGCAATGCCATCTTGGAGCACTACGCATCGTATTGATGCGCTGGCTCTCACTGGCATAGAGTTCACTACAGCCAGCGGTTGTCACGTCCATCAGACTTGGGCTGGGCTGATTATGCGACCTGGAGATTACGAAGTGGGTGCCGGAGATGGCGGATCAGTCACTATGCGTATTACAGGATTTGGCTACATAATGCCAATGCACGAGCTTGCCAGCTTGCTGTTCTACAATGGAACTGGATGTCCGTATTGCGTTGGATGCAGTTACTACCAGTTACTCTGGAGAAAGATGGATGGCACCACGCAAGTTTTGGCTGATACCAGTGACGCGGTTCACAATGGTTACAGTCCGAGCTCGAATAATCCATGTGAATTAGGCATATCTGGAATAATGGGTGTTAAACTTCCATCAAACATGATCAACGCATTTGCGATACCCGGTCAGCCTAACTCGTTTACTATTGGATTAGCGCAGAATATATCGTTGAAGATTGTAGGGTTCTTCGCTGATGGAACAGAAATCAGACTGAGCGATAATTTCGGAAGATCGCCTGGATTCCCAGTGATAGCTCCGTATCCGTCTCCCGCCTCCGCTCCAGTTCTGACCGTGGACAACAACGCGGCGACCGTCAGTTGGCCGCATGTGGATTACGCGCTGCGCTACCGCATCTACCGCGGGTACAAGGACAGCAATCCGTCGAATAACAGGGTTGATGAAATTGCCGCCCCATCTTTGGCTGGAGGGACCGTATCCTATGCCTTGGATTCGACGTGGTACGAAAACCTGCATACCGAGGCGGACTGCGGTGTCGGCTGTCACGGCTGCCGTGATTGGAATGTGGGTGTGTCCACCGTGGCCCCGGACGGGACCGAAGGGCCGATTACGGTCGCCAAGTTCCATCAATGCACCACCCGATAGCCTATGAGCCTGCGCAAACCCATTCCGCTCAAGCCTTGGACCGGGCCGCTGGATGTCCGGACCCCACCGGACCTGCTGGCCTTTGGCTCTTGGCGCCGCCGCCTGAACTTCTGGACACCGGATACGAACAAGCTGCGCCGGGCACGCGGATACCGCCGGCTGCTCTACGGAGAATACGGCTACGACTGCCAAGGCGGGGCCGACGCGGACTACAATGACCAAGACCTGCATGATCAGCTTCTTCCGCTGTGCCAGGCGGGGAGTGTTCGGGAACCGATAACCCTGATCTACGAGGCGGTGAGCACAAGCGGAAGCCGTTACCTGATTGTCGGCACCAAGTCGCGCATCTACCAACTCAATGAGTCCACCGGGGCTTGGCGCGTGCTCGCCGATGGCATGGGTGTCACGGACGCATTTGGATTGGATGTGCGCTGGCAGTGCGCCCAAGTGCTGGACACCATCGTCTTCACCAACGGGGTGGACAAACCCATGTCCTACACGTTGGACGACCCGATTGATCCAGCGACCGGGATTGCGCTCAAGCCCATCCCGGACTTGGATGCCATCGACTTGGAGAAAGCCCAGACCATCTGCGCGTTCAAGGACATCATCATATTGGGCGGGATCACGATTGGAGGGGCTTACACGCAGAACGCCATCGTTTGGAGCGGCAGGTTTGCGCCCACCCAGTTTGACCCGGCCCAGATCGACTCGACGACCGGGGCGTCACTGGCCGATGAACAAATGCTCAACAGTTACGAGCGGGTCATCCGCCTGATCACCTTTGGTGAGGCGCTCGTGGTCTATACCAACCAGCGCATCTGGAGGGGGACTGCGACCGGGAACGCGGACCAGCCCATCGAGTTCGCCATCGTCTATGAATCGACGAAGGGGGACCGCTGCCTGGCCTATCCAAACACCTTGGTATCCACGGGTGAGGAATTGGTGTGGGCCTCCCGCGATGGCATCTACTCGCTGAATCCGTTTTACGACATGATCCCACGGCGCGAGGAGTGGATGCACCTGGCGAGCAAGATGATCTTCGACAGCATTGACACCGAGCAGTGCGAGCCGCACGTCGCCGGCTACCACCCGGAGACGAAGGAAATCTATCTGTCATGGACGGAGATTGGCCACAGCCAGCCGAGCCGCACATTGGTCTTCGACATGGTTCACCGGAACGTGTACGAGCGTGACTTCGCCGCATCCTGTTACGGGATTTTTCGGCGCGACCCGCGCTCCACCTTCCGCGACTGGCTGCTGGGAAACTGCATTTGCTCCACCAACGATTTGAAGGAGTCCATGCAGAAGGAGGCGCTCTTCCGGTGTGGCGGATGCACGGACAATCCGCCCTCCGTGTTCCTGACGGCAGACACAGTGACCATTGATGGCTTGGAGACGGAGGACTGGACTCAGGTGGAGCCGGACATTGGATCAGCCGCCTCCCGGATGAACCTGCGGACGGACGACCTGTGCGGGTCGTGCAACGAGAAGCAGTTGTTCATTTTCGCACATGCCGAAGACTGGTGCCTGAAGCAGATTGACGACGTGTATGCGTACGATTCCTGCACCAACTTCCTAACCGAGCGGACGGCGGATGATCTGGATGGCGATGGAAACTATACCGCGTTCGTAGGCCACTTTGAATCACGCGGCTACTACTCGATCATGGCCAGCGGCCCGATCTCGTTTGCGGACACGCAGACCATCTTGCACGGATTTATCCTGGACCAGCTACCGGAGGCCCAGATTGATCCGTGCGTGGTCAGCCTGCGGGTGGGACAGTCATACTCCCCGGTTGACCCGGCCATGCAGATCGGTGGACACGGCGTTCCGGTCAATCCGCTGGAGGCCGATGCCTGCGCGGTCGTCTGGCAGAGGGAGCAGCGCAAGTACCTGAAGTGCCCGCAACTCATGCGCGGGGCCGAGTACATGGCGCGCAACCTGAGTCCAAATATCAGCGCGACCCAGTGGGAACTCTACGCCTCGGGCCGCTACCTCTACTTTGAACTGGTGATCGGAAGGCTCTCCAACCAGTCGGACCTGAAATCCAATTTGTTGCCAGCCCTCGGTGGATCGTGTATGGTGTCTGGAGCAACGCTGCTGGCTCGCAGGCAGTGATGGCTTTGATGAAAAATGGCCGCCAACACTTTAACGACGACCGCCGGGAGGACCGGCAGCATCCCGCTGCCGAAGCGAGTGCTGGCCCCTGTTCCCAAGAAGCTTTCCCAGTTCGACCCTGAACTGGCCGTGTGTCACGAGGCCAACACGCGCATGGAGGAGCGGTGGATCACCCAGTCGCAATCCGTGCTGGACCAGCGCTTTTCCGCGATTGAAAAGCGGATCATCGAACTGGAGAAACGGGTGATCAAATTGGAAGGATGACTTTTATGGCAGACGACAACGCGCTCTACCGTCAATACAAGAACCCATACACGACCATGCGGTACAAGGGGACGGGGCCGACCACCGAGCAAAACCCAGATCGAGGGAACCAGCCGGCGTACGCCAGCAATTGGAGCAATCTGGTTAATGCCACCAACTGGGATAATCAGATGAAAAATCTGTCGAATGGCCTGCGCTTTGGCGGGTCGTCCGGTTTTGGGTCCACACTTGGAACCTCCTCATCCGTGCCTGGGACGATCAATCCAAGCCAGTCGTTGCTGACCCCGAAGTTCGGAACCGGCTGGTCCAACACGGTGCAGAATTTTGCGAACAGGATTCCCGGAACTCAAACGGACAACACCACCGACTTCGCTACCTACTACCAGAACTTCAAGAAGAACCGAGGCAACATTGACACTAGCTTGGAGAGGAGCGGGAGGGCCATTGACGAGCTTTACAATGGGACAGCCCAACGCAACTTGGCATCCAACCTTGGAAACTTCAGGACAAACAGCGGGCGGATCATCGACACGATGGGCGACACGCTGGAGGCCAACCGGACAGGACAGCGTGGAGAACTGGATTCCATCACGAGCGGTTTGGAGGGCAAGTGGTCCGGGCTGACGGATGAGGATTACGCGCGCACGCTCGGCAACATCGGGACATACGAGGTTGAGCTTGGACAATCGCGCCGTGACTACGAGAAGGCCGGCCAGCGCAACGCCGGACTGACCACCAACCAGATGATCTCCGCCCTGAACGCGGGCGGAATGGTCAGTCCAGGCTATGGTGGTCGCCGCGCTCTGGGTATGGCCCAGCAGCTTGGGGCGCAGCTTGGCGAACGGGTTGGCCTCATGGGCCACGAAGATGTTGGCACCATCAACGGGCTTCGCCTTGGCGCCGGCCAGCAACTGGGAGAGCGCCGGATCGGACAAGCGGGAACCATCGCCGGCCAGCGGGCTGGGACGGCCAACCAGTTCTACAACCTCGGCAACCAGAACGCGGCCATGCTCGGCCAGGCCCGCATGGGAATCGAGGGGACGGCGCTTGGCGTCGGGAATCAGAATGAGCAATGGCTGCGCGGGATGCAGTCGGGCAATGTGATGACCATGCCCAACGCCTACGGATACGCCTCCAGCTTGGGGTTGCAGCCGATCCAGGCGCGACAAGGTTTGACGCAGGCAGAGATCGCGGCCATGCAGGGGCAGGCGAATCTGATGAACAGCAGCTACTTCACTGGGATCAATGGACCCGGCCCGGTGAGCAGGCCGTACTATTCCGGCCCGGCCCGCGCTCCATACGACCCGCGGCAGCCTGAAGGATACCCGCAGAACCCGTATCAGAACCCGTATTCTGATCCAGACAATCCCGGAAACCGAGATGATCGGGGTAATCGCGGTGGAGATGACAGGCGCAAGAAAGTTCCTGGAGAGCCTTACTTTGAAGCGCCTTGGGATTACAAGCTGACAGAAGGATCGGAGATTCCGGGTCATCCAGGCTTTTCAACTTCACCTCGATTTCCAAACGCTATCTACGACAGGGGATACGGAGAATGGGTTGACCTTGGAGGTTACAATCCCAACGCCTCTAGGGACGATGACGAGTATAACTAGAATTTGGGTAACTGACAGACAGCATTATGATCGCCGCCGACTACGGACAACTCGCCCAACTAACCAACTCCGTCAACGAGGCTAACGTCAACCGGATGGTGGCCGCAGAATCGCGGGCCGTCCAAAACGACATGGCCGCCCAGCAGATCGCCAACCAGCAGGCGCAGCAATACTTTGCCAACGCCCGCGCGCTCGACGAAAGCGCATGGCAGCGGGCGGAGCGCCTGCGCGCGGAGCAGGAGCGGCGTGAGTCAGAGGACTGGCAGCACAGCTATCTGTTGGATCAGGCGGAAACACACAAGAAGCAGGCGGAAGAACAGTCCAAGTACTGGGCAGGCGTGCTGGCCGGACAGGAGGCGGCGCGAAAGATTCAGGAGAAGCGGGCTGGAATGGCTGACATCGCTTCTGTGCAGAAGGCGATTGCTGCTGGAGGATGGTATCCAGACGAGCAGGAACTGCTTGCTCTTGGACTGTCGCCGCAAGAGGCGAAGATTGCCGTGCTCACCTCAAAGCCGCAAGTGGAGCGGGAGAGGAATCTGGATGCACGAGCGGCTGGTATTGCGGATGAAATAAACCTTGGGTCCAAGCTCACTGCGGATACAATCAAACCAACTGAGTCGGAGACTCCTCATTTTTACAATGCTCCCTGGTTTCCTTTTACAGAGGGAAGAGGTGATTACTTCAACCGGTACGAGAAAAGACTCAGAGAAGAAGGGGTGCTGAAATCATTGGCTCCAGGAGGATCGTACCCAACTGGCAGCGTTGAAGAACTCCACAAGTATCTAACTCCCAGATATGCGACAGCCCTTGAGAACAGAATGGCGGCAATGAAGTTCGCGCAAGGAGACAAGGACATGCAGCGTCGAATTGTTTTCCAAGGTAATAAGGCTCAGTTCGTTCCGGTCTATTCTGCGCCGAAAGCGAGAGGCTCTTACTTCAGGCCAGATGAAGGTAGTAACATGCTGCACCCTGCGGCTGAGGATGTTTCTAAAGAAAACGAAGTTACTCCGTCAGCTTCCACTGAAGTTCCAAGATTATTGAAGGATGGAAGGACTGCCATGTTCGATTCGGTAACAAAACAGTTCATTCGTTATGCCGACTAATGCCCCAGCATGGGAGGACACGCTTCCGGTAGATCAAGGTCAGGCGCCAGTTCCAAAATGGGAAGACACTTCTCCGGTTGAGATTGCGGACGCCGAGCTTGACAGGTCATTCGAGCCGGCGAGGCGAAGGGCTGAGCTATGGGCGGAGCAACAATTCCCAGAATCAAAGGGCGAGGAGCTATTGCCTTCATTCAAGGGCGCGGTTGCTGATATTGCTGGCGCAACCGCAAGGGGTATTGGCGCCTTGGCTAAAGGCGCTGCCGTTCTTGAGGAAGGCGGATACTTTCCATACCTGACAGGTCGGTGGGACAAGACTGCAAAATATCTAATGCACCCAGAGCAGTTACCTGCCGCACTGGAGAAGAACCCGCTGTATCAGGCTGGAAGAATAGCCGCAAAAGAAGGCGAGCGTGCCGAAGAATGGGCATCAGAGCGGGAAGGTGAACCTGTAGTTGGGCAGGCTTTGAAGGGCATATTTGGCTTGGCCCCGATTGTAATGTCAGGTCCGGCGGCTCCGGCTACCATCGCCGCACAAACGGTGGGCGCGCATGATTTCCAAGAAGAGTTCGACGCCCTTCGCGAGTCCGGGTTATCCGATGAGGCCGCGGCTTCCAAGGTCATCGCCAAGGCCATCGCGGGAGGAATGACGCAGGCCGCAGTTTGGGCGCTGCTTCCTCCGGTGATGAAGAAGTACGCAGACAGGCTTGTTGGAAAGGCGGTGGACTCCGCATCGAAGAGCTTGTTGGAGAGAGGCGTGGAAGCGGCTGCATCGAGACGCTCTGTTAATTTGACGCGCGATCTTGCAGAGGCCGGAACAAAGGCGGCGGAGGGGGCTATCCTTGGGGCTGCATCTACAGGATCGGGAAATATCGTTGAGGGACAGCCTGTTGGAGAAGGTGTTCCGGAGAGCATGTTGGGGTTGTCCACGTTATTTGCCGGGCCGCACGCAGTCTCCTTGCCGCTGCACGCCATACGCGGAACAAGGATTCCAACCACACCGCGGAGGTATGATCCAAACGTGATCGCGCAATTGCGATCCGAGGTAGATGATTACGCCAAGCGCTCTCGGGCGCTAGGTAATTTTGAGCAGCAACTTCAAACAGAAAGAGAGCAGCCAGATGCCTTACGTCAGCGCAGCACAGAGGGGATACTTTCACACCAACCAGAGCAAGCTCCAGAAGCAGGGAGTGAACGTCCAGGAGTGGGACCAGTCGAGCAAGGGACTGAAGCTTCCGCAGCGAGTCGGGAAGCGAAAACCCGTGCGGATACCGGCCAAGAAGTTCTGAGCACGCTGGATGCCGCGGCAGAGATTAGGCAGCGCATCCTGGAGTCCGGGTCTGTTCCGGATGGATGGTTCACTGATGAGGCGGTGCGAAAGATCATCGGATTCAAACCGAAAGACAGCCTGCAACAACTGGTTGATTCAGGGCTTCTGAACAAGACGCAAGATGGACTCTACACATTTGGAGCCGATGTCCTGCAACCACCTGATGACATCAAGCTGGCGCAACCAGCTCCGGCGGTCGCCACGCTATCGGCTCCGTTGATTATCCAGGTGTCAAGAGTTGGCCGTCCACGCATTGCCGATCCTGCTCTGCATGAAGCGCTATCAACTCCGCCAGCACTTCGTACGGCAGAGCAGAAGATTTTGATCTCGAAGGAATCTGCGTCCGCTCCCACGAGCGTAAAGTATCCAATTTCCCAAGCCTCCCCAGGGACAACAACGAGCGCGCTACTTGAAGCACAGCCCAAGGTGGAGGCTAGGATTTCAATTCCAACCGCACCGAAAACACAGCCTGAAGTACCGACTGCCCCATCCGCGCCCGCGCCAGCATTGGCTGAAACTCCTGCCGTTTCCAGCCTGAAGGAAGAAAAGCCTGCGCCACCCACCGTGGAGGCGCCAAAAACTGAAGCCGCGATAACGCCAGAGCCTGCCGCCAAACCCGAGGAGTCAAAGCCTGTAGAAGAGGCGGAGGAATCTCCCAGCCCAGACCTGCCTCCGCCTGGGGTCAAGACCGTTCCTGCCCCGCCGCCGGAGCCGGACTACCAGCGGAGCGTGTTCGATGCCGCCCATGATTTCCTGTCCTCGCGCAAGCGCGACCTGCACTTGGTCAAGCCCAAGCAGTTCACGACTTATCTGAAGGAGAAGGACATTCCGATCCACTGGCTGACCGCGCGTGATGCGTTTGTGCAGAAGGTTGCGGAGATCGTCACCGGACTGGACAGTAAGCAGTTGGCGGAAAAATCACAGAAGGCCAACGTGGCTGGCGATGCGCTTGGTCATGGCTATCGGGAGAAGTTGAAAGATTTAGCGGCCACAAACTGGGAGCCGAAGACGCGAGAGCAGGAGAACCTTGAGGAGTTGCGGACATTGGCACGCAAGAAAAAACCGACACCCGAAGACCGGGCGCGCATACAGGAGTTACTGGCATCTCTTCCGGTGGAGCGGGAATTTGAGTTTCTATTCAATAAGAAGAACCGAACGCCAGAAGATGAGGCGCGGCTTGCCGTCGTTCAGCCGCAGACATTCGCCACTGCGCGGGCTCAGGAATTGATGCTGCGCGGTGCGCTCGATCTCTCTGATCCACTGGAACGCTTTAGGCATGAAAGCATTGGGCTTGGAATCCAAGCCCAAGAACAGGCGATTGCTTCCAACAAGTCGCTCTTGGATGACATGGCGGCCAAGGGAGAGGATTCAAGGGTCATCCACGCGGAGCCGGCAGCCAAGATAAAGATTCAGACCGAAGGCTCTTCAGCGAAGTTGGACAAAGAAGTGGCGGCACTGCAAGAGCGGATTGCCGAGATCGAGAATACCAATCCTGAGAATGCGAAACAGGAGAAGTCGCTGGCCCAAAAGCTGTCCAAACTGGAAAAGGAGTTGGACGAGAAGACGCGCGGAACAAGCGCGGGCCTGCGCCTGCAAGTGGAACAAATCAAGCGGGCTTCCGCCGCGTTTGGAGAATCCCGCTTGACGCAGAAAGCCAGGATCGACGAAGCCAAAAAGAACGGCGATGAAATCCCGGTGGAAACCAAGGACAGCGCCAGCACGTTCCATGAGATGCAGGAAAAGCTGCTTGAACTGGCGCGCGAGGAAAATCAGAAACTCAAGTCCCGCACTGTTCTGCGCTCCGTGCTGGAACAGCGTGTGAAACGGGATACCGATTTGCTAAACCGGCAGAAAGAGATTTACCAAGACAGCTTGGAACTCCACAAGCTGGTCCATCCCGAAGTCGAGTTCTCCAAGAAGATGACCAAGGAGGAGCGCGCAGCGGCCCGCGAAAGAATTGCTCCGTCCCTCGCATTTGCCGAGCGGTTCGCACGCGACCAGCGCACGCGCGAGGCCGCCAAGCAGGACGAGCGGAACACCCGGAAAGACCGTGAAGCCTACTCCGAGCGCGCATGGTCCATCCGCAAGCTTCAGACGGAGTTGTTCAACCACATCGTCAAACCGATCTACGCCCGCCGGTTCCGCAATGACACCGGAGAATTGGATGTCAACGATCTGGGGTGGTATCGAGGATCGCTAGATGAGAACGGTCAGTCCGTCCGGTTGAGTCGTGAGAATTTCACGCAGGTCTTGCACGACCTGATCTGGAAAAAACATCGCAAACTCAGCAAGCGGGGCCAGCCGGACGAATCAGGTCTGGATGTCACCAACGACGAACGGCTGCACCGGCTTGGCAACCAGTTCATGGAAGCCTCGCGCATGGAGGGGCTGTTGCGCGCGAGCGAGCGCGGCAAGCTGTCCAAAGAAGACCAAGCGGCGCTGGATGCGTACGTGGACAAGCATCACTTGGAGGCGGAGGAAGTCGTAGAACACGTCCAGCAGATGATGGATGAGACGATCCAGCAGGCGCAGCCTATCATGGATGCGGTGGCGCGGGCCAGTAACGTTCCGGTCTTCCGCAGTGTCAACCTCCAGGATGACGCGCCTAACCTGCCGAAGATTTTCGGCGGGATGGCCCGCACGAGCGGCGTCAGCGCGAAGACCACACGGATGACCGCCGTGTTCAAGGACAATCAGACTGGAGCGGTTTATGTCGCTGGAGCCTACCCGAAGGCAACGGACGTGATGATCGTGGACCCGGCCAAGTGGAAGAAGACCACGACTGAGAATGAGGCGGAGCGCGAGCGCAGCCCAAGGGACAGTTCCAAGTGGCGCGACCTGTTTGTCAATGACGAGCGCGTGGTCAAGGGAGGACCGGAAAACGGCAAGCACCGCTACACGCTCATGGCCGCCATGCTCCTGGACGAGCCGCGCCGCGGTTTCCTCCAGAAGTTTGAGAGTGAGGCGGCGTTCATGGAGTTCGCCAAGAAGATCGACGCCAAGCGCGAGGAGTTGCAGGCGCAAGGGCAGGCGGTGGAACAGCCGAGGGTGACGCGCGCTATTGAGCAGCCTACGGATGCTTCGGCTGAAGGTGAGATCGCTGACGTTGAGACAGTCTTGGATGATCCGGCTTACGATGTTGGCGACGGATTCAGAAGAACAAAAGCTCGCCCGGCCATGCCGGAAGAGGTTGACCTGCTGATGAAGGCTTACGGCCCTTCGGCTGGAAATAGCCGAGAGGAGTTCGACCGCGTGTTCGCGTCCGAACGGAATGGCTTGGTTGAGCGCAAGCAGCTTCCAAAACAGATTGGAGGGTTGACCGATCCAAGCGAGATTAAGCGCCTCATCTTCGCCGTCAAAAATCTGGTCAACCTGAAACTGCAAGAAGAAGGCGCAAGCACCAATGCAGAGGCCGAGCGAGTAGTGCTATCTGTGGCTGACGATATTTATGAAACCTATCACTCTACCAAAGGCAAGAAAGAATACTTTGCCCAAACCATCCTCGAAAAATACAATGAGTTCGAGCGTATCGAGAAGGCTCTTGGCGGACTCCCTGCTGGCGGAGCAGTCCGACCGGGAGTTGAAATCCAAACAAGCCGCCCCACTGGAGCGTTCATCAGAATTGAAACAGCCAATGAACGCGCTCGTCACGTCCCAACCGAACAGCAGCGACTTAGCAAGCTCCGTAACGATGTAGAGAGCACGCAGCGGGTGTGGAAGGAGACGCGCACGGGCGACAGCTTGATCGCGTTCAATCGGGCCAAGCGGAATTTGGAGTTGGCACTGGCTGGAAAAGAATCGGAGCCGTCCGTTCCCGTGACGGCGGAAACGAAGCCACAGCAGAAAGCGGTATCAGCGTACGAGCGATGGCTCGCCTCGCAGGCACCCCCGCTCCCGGAGCAGATTCCTTTCGGCAAGACTTGGGTTGGTCCCAATGGAGAGAAGGTGGTGGGAACCATGCCGGCCACTGTGCGGCAGACGGCGGAACGGCTTGGCATGAAGCCGGGCGGTCTGGTGACTCGTCATTCCATCGCTCCCGACGCTGATATTGGCCGAGGCATGGGGATTGATCTTGTGGCCTCCGAGGCTGCCAAGGTCTTCGGTGGAAAATCTCCCGAACTGATCAAGATCGTAGAGAGCGACGAGCCGTGGTCCGCGCAGGTGGACATCGACGCGAAGACGGGAAAGGTGCTGGAGGTCAGGCTGAACGCCAAGAACCTGCCGGATGCGGAGAGCGTGGCACGCGCGCTGGAGCATGAGGCGGCCCATGCGGTGACGGAGTTTGGGGGTTTGGCCGAAGAGTTGAAGACGCTGAAGCCAGAAGAGATCGACCAGATCAAGGCGGACATGGCCGAGAGAGGATACACGACAGGGGATCGCGCGGAGTTGGACACACGCGGGGTGGACACGCTGGTCCAGGCATGGAAGGGGCGCAGTTGGTTTGGCAAGCTGGTAAGCCGGGTCATGGACATGTTCTCCGGCCAGCAGATGACACGGGGCAAGGCGGAACGGGCGGCGGCCCGCGCTGTCTCTGAGAAGCTGGCGGAGTTGCGTGTGCAAGACACCAGACCGGAACAGGCGGGCGATGTGATTACACGACAGGCGGCGCGCACGCCCGGACAGTGGAAGCAGCAATCCATGACCGATCCGTTCAGGACCGAGAACGAGAAGTATGAGTCGCGCGTTGACACCTGGCTGTCCATTGAGCCAATGGCGTATCTCAAGCCGCTCTACGACGCATTGCCGGACCCTGTAAAGTCCATCCTGCGCGGAATGAAGTACCTGCATGAAACGCACGCGCTGGCTCGAAGCGAGATTGACAACGCCTACCTGAACTCAGGCGGCAGGCCGCTCCCACATGGCGTGGACATTGTGGAAAAGGCGCGCAACGCGGCTCTTGGGGCGGATAATCCAAACGTGTTTAACGTGTCAATGAAGAGCTTCCTGACCAACGCCGCGCTGGCGGTGGACTTTGCTCAGATCAAGCTCCCGGACAAGATCGACTATTACACTCGCAAGGTTCGTGACAGCATCGCCAGCGACCGCGCGAAGGACGGCGGATCATGGGTGCGCAATGTGCGCGATTCAGAGAGGGCCGCCCTGCAACACGTAGTCAACGCCGCCGCCAACAGCCCGACTCCGGCATCCATCCAAGCGCAGCACATGCTGGATATTCTGAACGGCATGACAAAATCACACACGGTCATGGAAACGGTCGGAGCATTCATTGACACATTGAACGCCTCCACCTGGCCGTCCACCACGGCGGACTTGGTGAACCGATGGGATGCTTGGGCGCTGGCCAACAAATTCAAGACGGGGACCGATGTTGCGGCTGGAGTCAAATACATCCTGTCCCAGAGTCAGCCGTTCTGGCAGCAGATGCAGCAGATTCGCGCGGGCGCTCCCAGCAAGGAAACGGTCAGGCTGCAAGACAAGCTGAAGGCCCATGAGGACGCGGCGGCTTTTCTGAAGACGAACATGCTCAGTCCGGGCACGGAATTCTGGCGCAACTACCAGCGCGCCCAGTCCGAGCTCGGGTTTTGGCAGATGCAGAGCGATCCTGAATTTAACAAAGGTCGCATTACCTCCAATCTGGGCGGAGCCGACTACACCTTGGAAGGTGTCCGCATCTTGGAGAATCCAAACCAGCCCAAGGGCCAGCAGGATACCGTTTCACTGCCGGGGGGATGGGACAAGTCCGGGATGAAGGCGGACTTGGACAACGCGCGCAAGGCCGCCCGCTGGTTTCGTGAGTACGCGGACAACCCGGAGAGCGATCCTATGCGGGCCTCGTTTTACCGGGAGAGGGCGCAGGAATTGGAAGAGCGGCTGACCCACCAAGCTTTGGCGACGGAACAGGGAAGCTCGCGTATTGCCAAATGGCTGCCAGGATACTTGGTGGAACTCTTTGGACAAACGCGCGAGATCGCGCCGTGGCTGGGGCGGAACATGCTTGGGTTGAAAGCGGCAAACGCGGCCAGGGACGTGGACTTGGTTATTGAGCAATTACAAACCGCTGCCGTCAGTGGCAAGGCGGGGTCGCGCAATGTGACCACGCGCAATCGTAAAGCCACGATCAAGGCCATGCGCGCCCACGGCTTCCGTTCCCCGCAGGAATGGGAGGACCAGATTGGCAACGCCATCCTCCACAGCATGGCATATCCGCACGGGCAGCCGCTCACGGTTGGAAAAGCCCACCGAGGTATCACCGTGCTTCCGGAGGACATGGCCGCCGTCCAGGCCGAGCTTGCCTTGTACAAGGCCAAGGCCGGGGTGGGCCGGGAACTGAAAAAGTTCGGACGCCCGGAAGTATTGATCACCGAGAAGATTGGCGGCATTACCGTGCAACGTCCGGCGCTGGAATTGACGAGCGGCATGTTGCCCAGACGGATCAACCCGGAAGCCAACGATTACGCGCTCAGCCTGCAAACGCTCGCCGCCAAAAATGGCCAGCTTGCGCCCGTGATCGAGAAGCATCTGGATCGTGTGCTATCGCATCTCTGGGGGTTCAAGCACGAGCATTACCGGATGGCCATGCGTTCCCCGCTGGTGATGGAATACCTGAGCCTGGCCCGGCAATTCGACGCCGGCAGGCCGGAGCCATCCAATTACGTCGGACTCCTGGACGCCATTGTGGACGAGGTGCGGACGCGCCCGGACCCTAAGGACTGGATGACCCGCGATGAGGTAAAATCACGATTGGAGCATGAGTTATTGCGTGGGGCCAGGGGGGAGCTTCCACTGGAATCACCATCGGTCAAGCCGGGGGAGAGGCCGATCACAGAGGTCATGGGCGCAGGCTCGTTTATGACCAGACCGCGCGAATCCGGCACGCTGCCTCCCGACTTCTATGAGTATGCGCTGGCGAGCGAGAATTCTGTCCACGCGCTGGATTGGGGGATTACCAAGACCTATCTGGTCAACTACGCAAATTCACTGATCGACCTGCGAGACAGCTTGGGCAGGCAGATCGGTGATTGGGATGTCCGGTACGAGACGCAATCTCCGAAGGGCTTGGAAAAGGCCAATGCGCAGACGCGGGAAGAGCAGGTGAATGGAGAGAGTCTTCTGAATTACGCGGACGCCGTGATGATCAAACGGATGATCGACTCGGACCTGAAATCGCTCCGCGATTACGTGTCGATGGAATCTCCGCTAGAGCCGAGGTTGGCCCGAACGTTCGGCGGGGCGGTCAGAAGGGCGGCCTCCGCGGTCCTGGCCGCAATCAAACCGCAAGTGGTGAATATCCTGGCCCCAGCCATCGACATCTACCGGCAGGGAGTGGCAATGGGCGAACACCGCAAGTGGATGTTTGGCGTATGGGGGTTGAGCAAGGCCGCGTATGCCACGGCGGAGTTTACCAAGCATGGAGGCCGGTTGGTGCGCGGGCTGCTCGCCGTGATCAAGAGTGACGACGCGCTGCGCAAGCAGTTCGGTCCCGACTTTGAGCGGGCGATTGAGGCCAATGCGAATGAACTTTCGTCCATGACCGGAAAGTCTGTCAGTGCCGCCACGCGGGCCGCCTTGGAATGGCGTAGAGCCAAGGAGCTTGGCATCTCCAGCCAGTGGACCATGCGCGAACTTCTGCGCAACGACATCGACACATGGTTCGCCAGCGGAGGAATCTTGGACCAGCAGGCTGATCCAAGCCTGCGCCTGGCATCTGCAAAAGGGTTGTGGAGGGCATCAACTGCTGTTGGTCGTGGAGCTTGGCATGTCCTGCAAGGGGTTGGACTGACGAGCATGAAGCACTCGGAAAACCTGCTCATGCTGGCCACGGTTTCGGAGGCGCATGGACGCATCAAAGACATGACCATGCGCGCCCGCGAGGTTCTGGCTGCCCGCGAGGCGCTGGGTTTGCCAATGGACCCGCAGACAACCGTGCTGACCCCGGCGGAATTGTTGGGCCGCGGGGCCAAGCCGGATGAGGCACTGCAATTCCGCAAGCGAATGCAGGGGTGTGACATCAACATCGACCGCGCTTTCCTTGATTACTACGCGCGCTCCAAACGCGCCGCCGATCCGGGATTGGAGAACCTGTTCACCAAGGAGGAGGAGAACCGATACATCTTTGATCTGGCCCAAGCCCGGAGCAAATCCGGATTCAGCAACCGCCCCACCCTATCGCAGCGCAACCGCTTGGGCCGGTCCACGCTGACGCTGATGAACTGGGTGCTGTGGCAGAACGAGGACATTCTGCGCACGTCCGCTATCTTCACGAAAGGCAATCGCGGCGCGGCAGGAATCAAAGCGGGGGCCAAGTTTGCGGACTACCTGCTGACCGCCTCCGTGCTGGGCGGTCTGGCGATTGTGCCAATGGCCGCGTGGTTGTCGGAGTATGTCTATGGTTCGCGCAACCGGACGCCCCGCGCGTGGGATGCGGAGAATCCAGAGGACGCCTTCAAGTATATGATGTTGATGGCCGGCAGCGTCCTGCCATTGTCGTCCGGAATCCTGAACAGCGCACTCGATGTGAGCAAGCCGTCCCGCGGCCTTGGCGGAACCGGGATCAACCTGTTCGCGGTGGAGATGGCCAATGACATCCCGCGCGCATGGCGCACGCTTTACCAAGGCGGAGACATCTCACAGGAGATGGCCAGGCTGGTATCACGTTGGGTTCCGAACAGCAAGCTGATCCTGAATCACACTGATCTACAGGCAGGAATGGTGGAGAACTCGAATGCCCGAGCCAACATCGACAGATTCAGCCAGGACATCGACAAGCGCACCCAAGTCGGAGGAACTTACCGTCCGTCCATCACATCGGCAGAGGCGCAGGACGCGGTGAACTGGATGATGCTGGGGAATACCACGGGGATGCTGGACGCGCGCGAACGGGGGATCAAGAAGATCATGGAGAAGCGGAACATCGAGTATGACGCCGCCGCAAAATCATTCGACACCTCGGTTATGTCACGTAATCCGTGGCAGGCCGTGCTGGGCAGAGCGCCCACCTTGGAGGAGCGGGGGACGATCTTGGGCCGGATGTCCTCGGACCAGCGCGCGGAGGTGATGAAGGCGGAGGAGGCGTTTAACACCTATGCCGAGTCCACCGGGCATCAAGCGCGTGAATTTGTCAGGCAGGAACGCGGCTCTGCCGGAGGCGGGGGAGGTGGATCAGCCTCTATTCCAAGCATGGAACCGTCGGAGGAAAAAACTTCGACCGGACTGGGACGCATGGGCGGTACGGGCGGAGGCATGTCGTTTGGCGGCGCCCGCGGACTGCCGCGCCCGCACGCTGGCGGAGTGCGCCTGCCTTCGCTCAGCGCCGGATCGTCGGCTGGTCCAAGCTTTGGCGTGCGCGCCCCATCGGTGGGCCGCGTCTCCGTGCCGGCGCCAAGGGCTGGCGTTGGACGTTCCGCAACGCCATCTATGTCCATGCCCGCCTCACGCCGGTCGTCGGTCAGAATTCCCACGCGCCGTCCGGCGGCTGCGGCCCATGTGCGCTCGGTGAGAATGCCGAAATTACGCCGGACGGGTACGCAAAAAATCCGGCTCCCCGCGAGGAGGAGCCGGAGTGCGGTTGCCAGACTTCCGGGAGTGCGCTAAGATGCGCCGATGAACATTGAGAAGTTACAGGCCGAACTGCGCAGACGCCACGGTTTTACCGAGGAGCACAGCCGGCAGGTCATACGCGATGTAATCCATTTGGTCGCCGAATCCCTCCGCCGGGGAGAGCGTGTTTACCTACGTCACTTGGGGGTCTTCAGCCTGACCCAGTTCAAGGGGTGCAAGTGTCCGGCGAACCGGAGGATTGGAGAGCCGGAACCGGATGTCTCCTTGTTCGTCCCTCCCCATACCCGGATCAAGTTTTCCCCCACCCCGACTCTGCGCCGGGCGGTGCGGCGCGTGTCAGTTGTGGCATGTACCCCAGCGTCTGGTTGATGCTGGAGTGGCCAACCTCCTTGGCAATCTTGGCCAGGGCTTCTCGGTTGAACAATCCTTCCGGCTTCGGCTCGGACAACTGGCCGTATCTGCGCTGGCAGTAAGCCCGGCGAAAGGCATGGAAGCCCAAGTGCCCCACCCCTGATGTCTGCGAGACGTAAGCGAACCGGGACGACCATGCCCGCGATGTGTCGGGGTTGCGGTAACTCGTGGCTTGGGTTGGGAAAACAAACCGCTCTTCTTTGCTGTCCGCGCGCAGTTGCACCAGTAGTTGCATGACCTCCGGCGGAGCCTCAACCTCAACATACTTGCTGCGCTTCCTGGTCACACGCCGGATCAGCCCGCGCTCGAAGTTGATGTTGCTCCACTCCAAGGTGGCGATGTCCCCATAGCGCAGCCCGGTATGCCACGCGATGTGGGCGGCCACGGCGAAGAACTTGGGCCAGCCGTGGCCGGACTTGTCGGCGAAGGCGAGCAGCTTCTTCAGGTCGTCCTCGGTGGCCACACGAGGCTCGACCGGCATGAGTTGGTCTTGGTCCATCCTGGACATGTCCACCCTGATCTCATCCGTGAAATCGCGCTGGAGAAACCCGCGCTTGTGCATCCAGTCGCAGAAGTTGCGGATGGAGAAGTAACGGGCGGAGCGCGTGGCCGCCCGGACCCGGCTGTCATCGTTGACGAACTGGTGGATGCACTCCGGGTTGATGGCCGATGATTCGGCGTCCTCAATCCCGCAGTAGCGCAGCCATTGTCGGACCATGTTCCGGGTCTGGGACAGTCCGCCGCTGGTGGCCCGCCCGGTCTTGAGCCACTCGTACCACTTGGCACAGAGCAGGCGCAGGCTCGTCTCCTTGTCCTCGCAGCCTAACCGTTTGGCGATCAGGTCGGCGGATTCAAGCTGCCGCTCCTTCCGGTTGAGGTCGCGCAGGTTGTGGTCGGCTGCGTACTTCTGGGCCAGCGTGTAGTTGCTGGTCGCCGTGTCCTGCCAGACCAGTTTCTTCTCGGCGTAGGAGTACACACCCGCCTTCCACTTTCGAGTAGTCGGATCGCGCCGGAAGTGGACATCTTGTTTGGTGATTTCGATCATGCTTCACCCCGTATCTTTGCGAGCAGAGCTTTCCGCTCCTGCTCTATTGTGGACAGGTCAATGCTAAAGAACTCGGCCAGAAGTTTCTCGGTGTTGTAGGTAAACGGAACGGTGTCATCTTCACGCATACCGCATATCTCCCCTCGACCGCTGTGCCGAATAAACCCACAAGCATCGGAGTGCTGGTGCGCGATGTGGAATTCCACATGTTTTTCGCTGTGCAGCCAATCCAAAAACTCACCTATCGCTTGCGACTCGCGGTGGACTGCGTGCATCCGATCAAGCTCGCGCGTTTTCACGACTTGCCTCCTTTCACTACGGAAACCGCCAGGTATGCGGAGGCGTATAGATTGGACAGATCGACCGTATTTAGGTCTAGCAGTCCGCGATTGCGTGTGCTGTCACATAAAGCGCACGCGCGTTCCGCTACCGCTAGCAACTCAGCGTGCTGCCGGCGGAGCGCATGGAGTTCTCGGATGAGAATTCGTCCAGATTCCGCTCCGTAATCAATCCTATTGTCGCCGCCGCTCAGTTCTACCAGCCTCAAAAGCTGCTCAACTTTGTTTCCGCCAGAGCTCAGATATGCAATGGATGCATCGACGAGTTCATGCGTGGGCCGCGATTCGCCCGCGGCAGGCGTTGGTTTCTTATCGTTCATAGTTTTGTTAGCGCAACTTTGCGAGGCGGCGCTTTACTTCGCCGAGAGTCGCCTTGATGTTTTTCCGTTGTTCGCAGAGGTCATATCGGTCGTAGTCGTTCACCTCTCTTGGTTTTGGCAGATTCCTGTAGGTGTCGCGCCATTCCTTTTGGATGCCTTCAAGTATCTGCCGCATGGCGTTGCCTTCATAGTCGTCGTCGGAATCGCACAGATGGATTTTTGGACCATCCTTGTCTATTCTAAGATGCACAGACCATCCATAATCCCACTGTCTCAAGACTTCAGATAGTTTGACGAGTCGCCCTAACAACCGCATGTAGCGAAATGCGGTTGGCCTATTGGTTTTGGATTGTTTACTTAGCATATTATTGTTTCAGGTTTTCGTGCCGCATTTCTCATGCGGAGCGTTAAAGAGATACCCGCGCCGTTCGGGAATACACGGGTAGAAAATCCTGGACGGCCAACCGTTGACCGCCTGGAAAATGGACCCCGCCCAGCCTTACGGTTAGGGCGCACCCTCGGCGCGGGTAAAAGTTATTGTCGGTTATTGGACTTTAACCATTCGCGCCCGCCTGATCGTGGCCTCCAATTCCCGCTTGGTAATCGGGCAGCCCTCCCGCTCGTGGAACCAGTTCACCAGCGGAACCATGTCCTCCAGCAGTTGGAGCATTCCACCGAACTGGTTGTAGGCGTGGGCCAGCAGTCTGGCGGTGGCCATTAAATCCTCCCGGTCCAGCACGGCTGCCGGATCGGTGTGGGCCACGCAGATGTCGCCGCTGTAAATGCGGCCTTTCGGGTCCACTGTTAATTCCGGTGCGACTGCGCGTTGTTGAAGTTTGCTGACGTGTATTGATCTCATGGTAGTTTTCCTTTCTAATCCTTTCCGACGAACTCGCGGAGCCATGTGACAAGCCCCGCTGGATCGTCTTGGTATTGTTGCATTGCCTCGCCCAGCACATCGTTGACGAACCGCTCGTGCTGGTTGACACCCTCCATGAGTCCGGCCTTTTCCGCCTCACGGAGCGCGCCGGCCAAGATGATGGCGTGGTCTTTGCGCAGCCGCCCCTGTGCGTCCGCCAGTTTGGTGGCCAGCACTTGGGCGTCGATGATTAGTCGGTTGGTGGCGCTCATTCCTCATCCTCCCGATGGATGGTCCGTTCCAGGATGCCGATAAACCCATCGGTCGCCGGGTTCTCGCGCTCCAAGAACTTCCGCTCCGCCTCATCTTCGGATCGGGCGCGTATCCGGTATCGGCACGTCTCGGTTACGATGTAGTCCTTGTATCTGCTCTTCTTCTTGCTCATGTGGTTGGCCCTTTCAGTGTGATCCGTCGGATTCGCTCCGACTGCTCCAGCGCCTGAGCCTTCTTGGCCAGGGCGGATAAGGTTTGCGTATCCCGGTGCCCGCCCTTCATGCGGACCAAGGCGTATCGCCCGGCCCGGATCAGGTTGTCCATCCGGTATTCTCGTTTTTGTTTTGTGGTCATGTTATGAATTTTCCATCGCGATGATATATGGTATCCACTGACTCGCCATCGCGGCGGCGATGCCCGGATATGTTCGTGCCCTATCCATCGCCCGGCGGGGCGAGGGTGGCAATTTGTTTTGGCCGCTGTCCGTCTGATTGGACCAGCGCCGGACGATCTTCCCTGATCCAACCGGCCACTCCACCTGACGGGGCAGTATGTGCTTGGAGGGGAACAGTGTGGGAAGATTCTTCAGCCACAGGCAGGTGCCTTTGCTGGCGTCCTCACCGTATTCGTAAGGCTGAATCTTCTGACGAAACTTGCCAAGACAACTCCGCGTGCTCAGGCACCCGACTGGATTTTCAATACAGATGTAACGGCATGGAGCCTCCCACAATCGCTCCGCGAATTCTATCGCTTGGCGTGTCATGTTCGGATCGCGTTTCCCGCGGGTCGTCCAGTGTAAACCTGATGAACAAAGGTGGGTGCATGGAGGGTGGGCGATGAGAAGGTCGTAATGGAATGGATTTCGCATCTTGTAAAGCAAGCGCAAGATGTCTCCCTGATAATGAAAATCCACCCTTCCATCCTCTGGCCCTTCCAAGTCACAGGAGATGGCTTCCACTCCGCTGTAGGCGTTGAACGCTTCACGCACGACCCCGCTGCGTTCGCACGCGACGATGACACGTATCATAAAGCGTAATACCTCTCTCGCGCCATCCTTTCCCCGCGCATGAACTGCATCCACCGCTTCGCCTTCTCCTTGGTTTTGAAGCGGGCGCAACAGCTTCCCCCTATCCACACCTCGCACGGGAATACGGCCTTGCTGAACTCCTTCAGCTCCATCTCTGGGACGTGGAACTGGGGATGCTGATACAGGGTTCGGACCAGCCCCGGCTTGATCTGCACGTCAATTCGGATAATGCAGTTATCCAGGATGGCTGGCCCGCCGTGTGATCTGCTGGACGAAATGAGTAGCGGCACTTTAATCGGCCCCATACTGCGTCCGATGGTCCCCGTTACGCCGTGCTCTTCCATCCACGAGCGTCCAGTTCCCGTGTCACCCAAGAACAGCCGGCATCTCTGCCGCGTGCGGTGTAGCATGTCGAGTGTCATCGCCACTTCATAGGGGGTAGCGTCATTCTCCCGCTGCCCCGGATTGGTTGGCCACTTCGGACCCAGCGTGATCCCGGCATGGTAGAACGTGCCGTTGAACTCGCGGTAGTGGATGGTGTTTCCGTTTCCCAGTATTTCCGAGACTTCGGGTAGCTGGTTGTATTGTGCTTTGGTCATATAGTTCAGGATTTTTTGATAGGATTACCATTGATGTCGCACTCCCACACAGGGGCGCAGCAACCAGACGCCTTAATCTTTTCCGGGTATTCGTCGTCTGCTTTTGGCCGGCGCATATCTTTTACTCGCACTGGACAGGCCACGAATTTCTTGGCATTAAAATTAGTCTTGAGCGTGGCGATAGGGTAAGGGCTGAAGTGCAACCCCCCACCGCATTCAGCCTTTCCATTGTCCCAGTCTGGAGCCTTTGGAGTTGTGCCCGGCGTGTAATCGAGTTGGTTGAAGTTCGATTTGAACTCAGAGGACACTCCTTTGAACACGATGGCGACCCCGTTCTTTACCTTAACCCCGTGGAACGCGATCCACTGCGCAAGCGTTACCGGATTGATGATCTTGATGACATGGCCCCCGACAACCTTGCAGGAGTTTCCGTGTTTCGAGACGGCCACCCACTTTGAAGCCCTGACTTGCGAGGAGTCGTAAGCCCTGACTTGCGAGGAGCCGCAAGCCGTGACTTGCGAGGAGCCGTAAGCCCTGACTTGCGAGGAGTTGTAAGCCCTGACTTGCGAGGAGTTGTAAGCCCTGACTTGCGAGGAGTCGCAAGCCGTGACTTGCGAGGAGCCGTAAGCCCTGACTTGCGAGGAGCCGTAAGCCCTGACTTGCGAGGAGTTGCAAGCCGTGACTTGCGAGGAGTTGTAAGCCATGACTTGCGAGGAGTCGCAAGCCCTGACTTGCGAGGAGTCGCAAGCCGTGACTTGCGAGGAGTCGTAAGCCGTGACTTGCGAGGAGCCGCAAGCCGTGACTTGCGAGGAGCCGTAAGCCCTGACTTGCGAGGAGCCGTAAGCCGTGAATGATCCGACCTTGACTACGGCGACGAATCCCCCTATGCAAGCGTATTCAAGTTCAAGTTGTGTAGTTACTATTTTTTCTTTCATATATTGATTCCAGTGTTACATCCATCCCATCTGCTGTGCGAACCGGCAGATTTCTTGGTAGCGAATTCGGTGGCATCCTGCCACCGAGTCGCCTGCCGCGGTCACACTGTCCAACGTGTAACATCCCACACTGAACTTCTCCCCATTGCTGCGCCAATCCTTTCCACGCTTGACCACAAGCTGGACGAATCGGAACGCCCGTTCGCCATCTACCACGGAAAACCGCGCGCCCCGACTGGTTTCAATCTCATCACCGTCCCGACGCAGCATGACCGGCCATGTTTCTTTGGGAGAGACATCGACGCCAGACATCCATGCTTGGATGTTCTGACTGTCCCGCTCCATGCGCCATTCCTGAATCTTGTCCTTGAGTTCCGGGACGTGATCCAGGTCGCAGTCTTGGTATCCGAAGTAGTCTTCGTTCCGTCCGTAATCCGTATGCCTCACCCCGGCCAACAGATCGTTGGCCCGCCTCACCGACTCCTCTTTCTCAAACTGAATGCGCTCATCCCGCTGCTTGCGTTTTGCCTCTCGCGCCCTGTCCCGGCGCTCCTCCACTCCGGCCTTCCACTTGTCACCCGCCAGCTTGGCGGCCCTGCGTTCAGCGCGGGAGACGTGTGGCATCTTTCCGGATTTCAAACCCATTAGTCGGGCGAACCGGCGGGCCTCGCTAATCAAATGATCAGCCTTTACGTACAGGTCATCCCGGAACCGGATATGTTGTTTCCCGGCCATTGCAATTCGGTCATGCGCTTGGTTTACATACCAGTCAATCACCTCTCGCGGCGCGTCGCAGAACATGCCCAGCCCGCGCCCGCCTGTGTCCACAGTGAAGTTGATATGGTCCGGAACCCACTCTTTCTTGCGCCGGTCCCAGTGTCGCATGGCCGTCCATAGGCTAAGCTGGTGTGTGCGGGTGGCGCGGCTGTAGTCGGCGCTATCCAAGAGGAAGACGGGCTTTCCAGCCTTGGTCTTGAACCTATAGCCAATGGCCGTGGAGTAGCTGTAGAAGCTGCTTCCCATGAAGGACTGCCGACTTCCGCCGTACGTGGTGCTATTCCATGACCCATAACTGCTCCCGCCCGAAGGCTTGGTCCGGCCTTCCGTTTGCGAACCGCTCGCCCAGACGTGGGCGATTTCTTTGTCGGTCAGATATTTTTTCATTTCGTCTTGTCCTTTCGTTGTTGTTCACAGTGTTACCTTGAATGCCAGCTTGTCACCAATCGCTCCCTCTCGGTGCAGATGTTCGACGTGCTCAACGAACGCGACACGAATGTCAGTTCGATACTGATCCTGCCGCTTGCTCTTCCGAAACTCGCTGGCGAATTGCGGATGGTTCTCCCAGAAGTCCGCGCGCACTTCGGGTTGCGTTGTCCAGATGACCCGGTTGCCTTGTAGTTTCATACGCTTACACCCAAGCTGGCTGAACGTCCGTATCCGGCAGGCTGTTCAGAAACGCGGTCACATGGTCATGCACTGGCTCAAAGAGCCACGCATTGCCATACTTGAATCCGCACACCGGGCATGGCTTGGTCAGGATTCCTTGCGGGTGCTCCTTCGGATACACCCAGCCAGCAGTCTTCACTTCGCTGGCCTTGTTGTGCGTGTCCTTGTCGTAGATGGGGCCGTTCGGGATGTAGAACTTCGCCAATCTGTCGGGCAGCGTCGGCTCATGCCATGTCACACGGTCTTCCAAGTTCAGTGCCTGCACTTGGTCGGGCGTAGGCGTGTAGGTCTGTCCCGATTTAATGGCGGCCATCGCTCCAGCCGCGGCGGACTCTATTATTTCTTCCGTGGACGGGCTGAGACGGAAATAGTAGAGGGTCAACTTGCGCTTGTTATTCCACTCGTCCCCGACCTGATGCTTGCAGTTTGGGCGCAGGTCGTTCAGGTGCCAGTGATGCCAGATGTCCAAGAAGTCCAGCCACTTTTCTGCATCCCATCCGGGCGCGAAGGAAATGTCCTTGGGCTGCTTGAGTGTGGAGTAGCGGTCATCGTCCTGCTCGGAGAACCGATGCTTGTAGCCTTGGTCAATCTGCCCGCAACTACCGCGGCAGCTTCCATCAGACCGAGGCCCCTCCACTCCAGTTATGGAGAGCTTCCCGTCGTCGAATTGGATTTTGCAGAAGATGTTGCCCGTGTCTTTCATGCTGCCGATACGAACCGTTTTGCTGATTGTCATAGTTTTCTTTGTGCTTCTACTTTCCGGCTGGGTTAAACTCCATCTCCGCCTGCCGGCAGGCGGGAATGGTGAGACTCTCGAACGCCGGAGTCTCTTCGGCGATCATGCTGTCGTCCACGCCGGGTCTGATCGGTTCCGGCTGGGTGATGGTTGGGTTAAACGTCTCGGCTCCCAAGTCGAGGACGGTGAGTTGTTTCAGACGCATTGGATAACGGTGTAGCCCAAGACCAACTTGGCTACGCGGTTCTTGTCGGAGACAAACACTCGGCGGTGTCCGGGTTTCCGCATCCACGCGCGGGCAATTTTACAGGCGCGCTTCAGCGTGTTGCTGGTGCTGTGCAGCCCCGGCCCGTATGGAGTATCGTATCTTGCGATGTAGTATGTCATAGCGGAAGTACGTAATAGTCTGTATCCCGGTTGAGTCTTCGTTGCGAGAAGTTCAACCGTCGCTGCTCCGCCTTGCGCTTCTTCGCCTGATCCATCTGCTCCTTCCATGTGGAGAAGCTGGCCATGTGCGGCGCGCAGCCGAACGGGCAGCACCACGCTTTCCATCCGCCGTTGGTGCAGGTGGCCAACTCCACCGCCTTTTCCCAGATGGCGTCGGCCATCGCGTCTTTGGGAAGCCGGCCTGCTTTGATCTCCGCGTGCAGCCGAGCCAGTTCATGCTCGTATTTCTCCGTGTCCAGATTGGAGGACGAGCTTGAACCTGTGTATGGATTTCCATCGTAGGCGTGCCACTCGGCTAGTATTTCTGCGAGCACCAGCGCCCGCATGTTCCCTAGATTCCGGCGAGCGTTGTCACACGCCTCGCCCGTATGTGACCAGGACCAACTCATAGTCTTCCTTTCAGAAATCTCACCGTGAGATTTTTCATACCCATGACATGATCTCCCGACCCTTTCGGTCCAGGAGGGAGACGTTGCCGTGGTCGTTGACGGAGTAGATGTTAGGCCAGTATCCCTGCCGCTCCATCTGCTGACATGCCGCCTTGAGCGCGGCCCGCTCGTCCGGGAAGTCCTGGCCATCTCCAACGCTGCCAAGTAGCTTCCCGCAGAAACGGATTGTCTCACGGAACCCGTCGCTTTGCAGGAACACGCAATCGCCCGATTCCAAATCGGACTTCATGGACTGATACGCCTCCTCACGCTCTGCGTCGGTGAACTGTGTTTTGCGTTTCATATCACGTCCCCCTCCGTGATGAAGAGGGCGGAGTCTCTGGCCTTGATGCCCCAGCGTTTTAGCAGATACTCCTGCGCCTTAGCCTTGGAGCCTGTGGTGGCCACGTTCGTCCACGCATCATCCTCTCCAGTCGAGTGAGGGCGGGGGATGTCCACGTAATAGATACGCTTTCCTTGGCGTGCCTTCTTCGGCTTGGTCGCCCGCTGCTGGAGCGCGTGATTGACCCGGCGCATGGCCCATCGGAACTCCGCTTCTTCCGGGTGGATGACCTCGCTGCCTGTCTGGGCTTGGGCTTGAATGGCTCGAAGCAAGTCTCCGACTGCGGTTTTCAGGAAGGGGTCGCTCATTGAATCCTCCTTCGCGTGACCGTGCGGTTTTCCGTGATGTCCGTGATGATGAGCGTGGCCCGGTCAAGTTCGGCAAAGTCACCGGCAATAAGTTTGGCGTGCGCCATGTTCTTTGGCTCCACGCCCTCCAGGTCGGGGCGACCGATGACATGCAGGTTGTAGTTGTGCTTGGTCTTCTGGCCGTTCCATGTGCGGCCTGAGACACGCAGGGTTTTAAGTTGTCTGGTGAATGTCTGTGTTTTCATTTCGTTTTTCCTTTCTCTTTGAGTTGCTCCACATCTTTAACCTCTTCTTGGTAGTCTTCGTCCCCGGTACAGAGCACGCTGAATTGGGCGTGCGCTTTTTCCACGGCCTCCTGTTCGTTGCGGGCGCGCACTGTCTCCGTCTTGGTGACAATGGCCCGGATGGTGACGTTGTAGGTTTTCACGCTGGCACCTCCTCTTCTGCCCATTCCACAACATGCCCGATGCCATCGCAGTAGAAGCACGCGCAGTCCACCTCGGCGGGCCGGCAATCCACAATGCTAGGTTCATGGCCGTCCTGAATGGACTGGTAGAGCGAGTCTTCCGTACATCCACGCGCTCGGGCAATGCGCACAATCCGGTCGCGCCCCGTGCCTTGACAGCTTGGACACGGGACTTTCTTTTCCACAGCGATGATCTCGCGCGCGGTCTTCACGCTGAACACCGGGTAGGGAGCGCGATGCGATTCAAAAAAATCATGCCCCAGACAGTAGGCCCGGTTAGATTCTAACCTGTCCTCCAGTGGATTGCTTAGGTAACACGCGCCAGGAGCGCACGGGGAGCAGAACTGGGCGTAGGTGAAATACGTGGACTTAAAGACCCAGATGTCCCCGCTGCTGTCTTCGTTGCATTTGTATTCCCCGTCGTCCAAGACATGCCCGCACGGCTCTTCCGGGAAGGCGTTCTGCCCGTCGAAGAGCAATTTGCACTCATCGCACGCATACTTCTCTCCGTGGTGAAGTGTGGTGTAGTCTTCACGCTTCTCCGCATCGGCGTAGTTGTTGGACTCCACCTTGTTGCCGCACTGCGGGCAGTGCGGCTCGCCGTAGTCCGGCTCGCTGCTGTCATACCATGACTGGCCGACAGCGCGAGACGGGATGACCCCGTAGCGGATTCCCGTTTTGGAATCGCGGTTGCATGTAGCGCCGGGGCCGCTGTAGTCGAGGCCGGCGTAGGTTGTCTTTTTCATTTTCGTTTTGTGTTTTTGTTGGTGGTTAGATTGGTGTGACGGTTGCGCTTGGGCACCGGGAGCGCACGCGAGCGGCGGCCCGGTGGCTGTCAAATTCCAGCGCGTGCTCGCGCCGCGTTGTCCACTCTGGGCCGCCAGGGAACTCTCCGTCACGCGCCATTGTCCCATCGGAGCGCCGCATGTAGCCGGACCGGGCGCATACGTACCATGTTTCCTTCCGGCCTTTCCGGTATTCGGAAATGATGTATCGGTGCTGAAAAATCTCACCGTGAGATTTCTTGATCGTGCAGAAGTTCTCCCTGATCCGCCGTCCCGTGTCGCCCAGTTGGTCGGCGCGTACGGCGTTGTAGAAGTAGTCGCGCCCGTCGGTGTAGAGATAGTGCGGGGCGCCGATACTGCATGGCGGTGTCTTGCGCACTTTTGGCGCAAAGGCCGCCAAGCGCAAGAGCGTGCCGGCTTTCACCACTTCCCCCCGCTCGTCCAGCACGTCCACTTTCAGGACTACATGCTGGCCGGCGGTGTATCCGCACTTGGAAGGCGCGCTCATGCTGTTCCCTCCCGGCGTAAATACAGTTCTCCGTCCCGGTTGAACCGCTGGGCGGCGTCCCGGATTTGATAGCCGGGGTCGTGGATGCACCACGAGCGGTCGCGCGCCCGAATGTAGTAGGGGGCGGATGTCAGGTGCCCGTCTTTGTCCGGGCGTTTTTTGATGCAGTCCTTGCCCTTCTTTTGGAGCGCCAGTTTGAGCGCGTAGAATAAGGCCGACTCGTTGGCGTACCGCTCGCCCGCGCGGGAGCGGGAGATGATAACGCTGTTGCCGATCATGCTTACTTTCATTTGTGTTTCCTTTCGTGTTGTGCCGTGAGGAAATCTCACGGTGAGATTTGTTACAGATACAGTCTTCCCTTGTACCAGCACGGTTCCGCCTGCCCAAAGGCGTGGGCGGCCTTGGTTAATTGGGCGGCCCACGGTTCCGGCCAGTCGCCATCCCAGAATCCAGAGCCGTGGCGGTTGCGGGTGAGCCAGAAATCATGGCCCGCCCGCTCGTAGGGGTGGTCAATTTTGGTGCCGCCTTCTTCTACGAGCGCGCCGTGTTCCGCCATGAATTCGGCGCAATCCTGGACGCACCGGGCGATTAACAGCCCGTCCATGCGGCTGTAGTAGTGGTCGTCCAGCGAGAACTCGCCGGGCCGCGCCTTGGCTTCCGGCTGTTCCGTCCAGGCCATCGCCGTAATGTAGGCGCGAGTGAACGAATCTAGTGATTGCAATGCGGGCTTCTTCACTTGGCTGCCTCCGCGGTGACGGGTTTGATCCCGTGCATTTTGGCCATAATGTTTCCCGTGACGCTCCCGCTGGCGATGGTGCGGGGCCGTGGCCGAATTCAAGTCGCCTTTGATGGCTTCCCATCCTGTGGTTCCGATCTGGTTGACCGGACGGTCCATGTAGAATCCGAACAGCCCCTCGCAGACTTGCGCCTCGCGCCGGGCCTGCCGGAGCAGGGCGCGGGCGTTGTTGCATTTGCCGTTCCACAGACCGACGAACCCGCTGTAATCGTGCAGGCAATCCACCTGATTGAGTTCAGAGACATCAAACATTTTCACTTTTGTAATCCCGCGGCAATCAAAGGCCGCTTGGATATTTTTCTCCCCAGCCTGTTGCGGGGAGACGGCGGAGAGTCCGGCCCAATACTTGGGATGGCCCCTGTTGTGCCGCCCCATGTCTTCGTCCATGTTTCGGAAGTCGATCACCAAGAAGTAATCGAAGTCCCCGTTGTTGAGTTTTTGTGACACCCACTTGGCCCCGTATTGGAGCCAGTTGAGATCGCCGGTGAGGAATTTGAATTTGACTTTCATTTTGTGCTTTTGTGTTTACCCCGCTTGCGCCGGGGTCTGTCTTCTGGACAGACGGCTGCTCCCCCGAAAATCTCACCGTGAGATTTCCAGGGGAGCAGGTGGTCTGGCCGGTTAGAATCTAACTGAGCAGCCGCTCGCTCCAGAGGGAGCCGTTGTCGAGCCGATACATGTGGGAGCCGTTGGTGTCCGGCAATACCTCCGTGATCTTCATGGACACGCACGGATTGAGTCTCACATATTCGCCCGTCCTGAACTTGGGCGGGGAGATGCGCGGCTCCGGCCCTGTTCTTGGTTCTGGTGTTGGCGGACGGGATGCTGCTTGTCCTGCATCAAAGGCGGTCTTCAACACGGATTCCATCATGTCCTCATCCCCATTGAAGCGGATGAGCGCGCCGGACATCAGGCTGATGGCGGGCGGGGTTTCCAGCCATCGCTCGAAGGCGGTGGGCGGAACGATCTTCGCCGCCGGCAGCGGCAGCGGGGCGTTGAGAAGCTGGAAGTCTTCCAGCACGTTGCGGACAGGAGCGTCCATGTTGCCTGTCGCCGTGACCGCAGTGCAACAGCCGAAGCCCAAGGCTTGGCGGCAGTCCACGGAGATGAGGTTGTCCAGCATTTTAATGCGAAGTCCGCCGCCGCACAGGGGGCAGGCATAAATGTTTGCGTTCATCGGAATGGGTTTGGGATGACCGAGCGGATTCGGTCTGAGTTTTTCTTTCCCGCGTCGGCGTAGGCGGAGGCGGCGGAGGCGGCGGC